CTTTTTGACTACGTTCGGCCCACGCTGACGCGGGGCGAGCCATGGACCCTTTGGAAAAAATCATCCGGCCGATCGTTGAGGGCCAAATCCGTGGCTTCCTCAAGGAGCATCCGTGCATCGTCGAGGCGGTCGACTGGTACAAGCCGCGCCGGGATGATAAGACGACGACCTTCGTCAACTCGTTGGCGAAGCGGATCGTACGAGACCTGACGTGTGGTACTGTAGCTGCGCGTCTGGAGGCGGCGTTGTTGGCAGGCGTCACTGACGCGCCGCGCAAAGTCGGCGATGGCACAGGCCCTGTTGCCGATGCCGGGGCATCTGGAAGTGCATCTGGGTGCCCCGGTCGCCCAACCTTCCGAGACCGTGGATAGTTTGATGGCCCGCAACAAATACACCAAGGATCCCCGCACCCTCCCGCTCTGGGCTCAGCAGCTCATCACGCGTCTTCAACTCGATCTGGAGCACAAGGACAACCAGCTCGCCCACGCGGTCGGCCTCGTGCCGTCCGCCATTGAGGTCGATCCCGCTCGCGCGGGGCAAGATCGCCCCCGGCTCTTCCTTCACGAACGCGCCGTGGTACGCTACACGATCCCTGGCGGCGAGATCGAGATCCGGTGGGACCGCGACGAGCTCTACGTCACGGCATTATCGGCTACGCACGGAAAACTCTTCGTGGTAGCCCCCGGCGCCAGCAACGTCGTCCACCTTCGCTTCGTCGATCCGCCGGCCATGCCCGCCGGAGGCGGGTGAACATGAACCAACCAACACAAAACCTTCGTAAGCACATCTTCATCCTCTATGCTCTGACGTTCGTAGCCTTCAGCATCGCGCTCGGCGCCGCCTTCGGCCAGCGCTCCGACTATCTGAGGCTGAACATGCTGGGAGCGCCCCGCCTGACGGCGGGTGAACTTTTCACCGGCAAGCCCTCTTAGCCTCCGGGCTGCAATCCCGTGGGCAACATGTTAGCATGCAACGTGCCGGGCACGACCGACGATGTCGGCAGGACGTTTCAGGATCGATGGGAGAAACCGTGATGTTCGAGATCGGGCAGCAGGTGGTGTGCATAGACGGGCGGCCTCCGCCTCCTGAGCGTAGTCCGGGTTACGGCGACGAGATTCTGCCTGTCGAAGGGCGCATTTACACAATTCGCGGGTTTGAATCGGAATTCGAGTTGGGGGTGTACGTCGAAGAGATCATAAACAAGACGCGTATGTATACCTGCCCTGACGGAGTCGTGCGTGAGAAGGAGCCTTCGTTTGGAAGTCGCCGTTTCCGTCCTATCCGCAAAACCGACATCGGCATTTTCACCGAGATGCTCGTGCCGGTCCAACCCGCTGACGCGGGTCAAGCGCCGAAGAAGCTGGAGCCCGCCTAGCGGCGGGTGAACCCAATGTGGTGGGACGCCATCCAGCAGCGGTTCATTGGCAACGAGATTGTTTTGCTGCTATACCTCTTCCGCCATCGCGGCCCACACCGGAGAACCTAGATGTCGATCGGCACCATCCTGCTTATCATTCTCGTGATAATCCTGCTCGGCGGCTTCAGTGGTTTCGGCGGCGGTCCCTTCTACGGCACTGGCTATTACGGAGGCGGCGGCCTCGGGCTGATCCTCATCATCGTGCTTATCCTCGTCCTGGTTGGACGCATCTAGGAGGCTATCATGCCGATCGGTTTGTTGTTCTGGATCCTGATGATTCTGTGGTTGCTCGCCTACGCAGGCGTCGGGTGGTGGGGTTGGGGCGGCCCGCGCGGTCAATACATGACCAGCATCTTTCTCTGGTTCCTGTTGTTCTTGCTTGGCTGGCACGACTTCGGGTTCATCCTGCAAGGCCGCTAATCCGCTTCCATCTAGGAGATTATTCATGCGCCGAGTTTTCACGGCTTGCGTCACTGCGTCTTGTCTGATCGGGTCGTCTGCTTTCGCCCAGCAACCCGCCGCCTCGGCTGCCGCCGGGCAAGCCGCTATCCCCTGCCCATCCGGCATGCCGCAGTGCGTCGTGATCTTCATGCCGCCCCAGGCATTGTCGTGGCTGGCTGGCACCATGCCTTCGGCAGGTTCACCCGCCACAGGCGGGACCGCCAAGGACTCCATCCTGGATTTAGCCGCCAAGTCCATCGGAGCTGACGGCTCAGCCGTCATCGCCCAGGTGCTGCTCTACCTGCGTGCCGCGCAGCCCGGAGCCCCGCCAACGGCGGGTGAACCGCTCAAGTAGCTGCTGAGCAGGTTATTTCACAAGGGGAAGAATGCCCATGCTTTGGATCTTGCTTTGGGTTGGCCGCATCCTTTCTGTATCCGTCTGCGCAATAGGAATTGTTATTGGAATTTATGCCGTGTGGTGCGCTGGTCACGGCTACGGAATCTGCGAAAGCAGCGGAGATTGGTACAATCCAGAATGCCGCTGTTATCTTTTCGATATGGCGGATCAGAATCTACTGAGGTGCGGTTGGTTTTTATGCGGCGGGTATTTGGTTGGCCTAATCTTCTGGATACCGGAAGCACCTGGTCGTAGATAAGCGAATTGATCCTTGGAGGAGCAAATGAATCAGCATTGGCGCTATTGGCATAGCGCCCCAAAAGATGGGACCGTCATCTTGGGCTATTTCCCGAGAGCCGAGGTAAAAACCCGCTTCGGAACGTTCCGACAGACCAAGCCGCACATAACTATGATCCGTTGGTGGTCGCCAGGAGAAATCGCTGGAAACGATTTCGGCGGCGACAAGCGCAAGTTCCTCGAAGAGAAGCAGGGCGGGTATTGGGGTGGCATCGGACGCAGGGCTCGACCGACAATGGGTGTTCCGTCTCACTGGATGCCACTCCCGGAGCCACCCCGAAATCCGAACGTTGATATCGCCAAAATGGAAGACGACGTGTTGGCGTGGCCCCACGCAGAGTGAACTGATTCAGTCAAAATGGGAGAGCATCTACGGCACTTGACTTTGTATTCTTTCTTACTACACTCCCTGTCTGTCACCTGCACGTTCACCCGCCGAGAGGCGGGCGAGATGTGGGGAACAGGCGACACGGCCGGACGGGTTTTGCTCCCCCCAAACCCCCTCGCGAGGCTCGTCCGGTCGTTTTCCTTGACCCGCGTCAGCGGGTTGAACTAGCGGATCAAACACTTGGGACTTTCAGATTTTCCCACGACCGTCCGCCTCTCCCGCGAGATGCGCGCCGCCGTGCGCAAGGAAGCGAAGCGGCAGCGGCGGTCCATGTCGTGGATGATGCGGGATATTTTCGATCAGTGGTCCCGCCGACTGGCGGGCGAGCCGCAGGCGGGGGCAGGTGAATCCGAGGGGGAGAAAGCTAATGAAGATCGAGTCTGACTTCGACATCGGCGACAAGGTTCACATCGACGCCGACCAGCATCTGACTGCCGTCGTGACGGCAGTGACATGGCGGGCCAGAGACGCGATCAACTACGAGTGCTCGTGGGTGACGGATGGCGACTCGAAAAGCTGCGTTATCGAGGGATGGCGCTTGACGGGGTCCGTGCTACAGCTTCCGTTCATCGGCTTGTATGGTTTCATTTCAAGGGCGAAATTCCTGATGATTTGACAATCAACCACAAAGACGGAAACCGAAAGAATAATGCGCTCTCTAATTTGGAGTTAGCTACGCACCGCGAACAGACGTTGCATGCGATTCATGTCCTCGGTTGGAAATCTTACAGAAATATGATCGGGAAAAATTCCCAGCCTGGATCGCGTAACGCGATGGCAAAATTGACTGAAGCGAAGGTTAAGCGGATTAAACGATCTTCGGCCAAGGGCGTGATTCTAGCGAGGCGCTACGGCGTAGCGACTTCAGTCATTAGCCGAATACGTCACGGACAGATGTGGAGGCACATATGAAAACGGCGCTGATTCTCACGACGATAAACGTGCCCACAGTGCTTGCACTTTTTAGGCGCTTTGATCCGGCTGCAAGCGTGAGGTTTTTTTGTGTGGGTGACGAGAAGTCTCCGATCGTGGATACGTACAATTTTTGCACGAACCTGTCGAACACGGAATGGTATCCGCCCGAAAGGCAGAAGTCCCTCGGTTATAAATGTTGTGAATTGATTCCGTGGAGTTGCATCCAGCGCCGGAACATCGCGGTGCTCGAAGCCTTGGGGTGGGGCGCGGATGTGATCATCAGTATCGATGACGACAACATCCCGATGGACCCGAATTACTTTCTTCAGTTTCAATTTTTACTCGACACGTATGCCAAGCCGTTTTCCGGCCTCCAAGCCTCTTCTCCATCCGGCTGGCTCGACCCCGGCCAGTTCCTCACGCCTCCGGCAACGCAGCGCGGCTTCCCGATCGACCCCGCGTCAGCGGGGCAAGCTACGTTCACCCCCGTGGTCGACGCCGAGATCGGTTTGGCCCAAGGCATGATCCTGGGCGATCCCGACACCTCCGCGGTCGAGCGCATCGTCCGCTCGCCCGCCGTCAGGCGGGTGGACGAAGTTCTCAAGTCCGGTTTCGTGGTCGACCCCAAAGACACCTGGACGATCACCAACTCGCAGAACACCGCGTTCGTGCGCGAACTCGCGCCCGCGTTCTTCATGCTGCCCGGCGTCGGCCGTTATGACGACATCTACGCCAGCTTGATCATGCAGCGTGTCATGCGCGAAAAGGGATACGTCACACACTTCGGCCGACCCTTCGCGTATCAGGAGAGGAATAAGCACGATCTCGTGAAGGATCTTCGCGGCGAGATCGACGGCATGGAGAACGTCGCCCGCCTCGCCGACTGGCTGGACGCCCACGAGTTCCCTTGTCCGCAACCGACTCTCGACCTCGTCAGGCATGTGTTTTTCTGTTCCAACTCCGAGTCGTTTTGGCCGACCAGCACGATCGAAGCCGCCCTCGCGTTCTTGGACGACCTGGAGACAGTGCTATGAGCAAAGTCGCGGTCAGCTTCCTCACCAAGGACCGGGTCGACTGCACGCGCCGTTCCGTTACCCCGCTGCTCGGCGCATCCGGCGGCGGGCTGGATATTTTCTGGGTTGACGGGAGCTCGCCGAAGAACGCCGACATGATCTCCAAGGAATACGGGTCTGCGTTCCACGCCATGTTCGTGAACGTCCACGGCGGCGCCGACGCTGCGATCGTCTACGCCCTGACCAAGATGTTGGAAAACGCGGACTATGCGTTCGTCGGGCTGTGCGAGAACGACGTGCTGCTTGAGCCTACGTGGTATCCGACCACGATGGCGCTCTTCGCGCGTGGTCAGGATGACGGCCTCGAAGTCGGCGCCGTCTCCGCCCGCTCGTACGAGGATCGCCTGTTGATCCAACGCGACGGCTATGGAATTTTCCACAACCTCGGCGCCGGGATGGTCATCTTCACCCGTCGCGCCGCCAAGATCATCCTGGACCACTACCGTACCGGCTGGACTACCGAGAACCGTCAGGTCTTCGTCCAGCTCACCGGCCTCGACATCGGCGCCTGGTGGGCCTTTCGCGGCGGCGAGCAGCCGCTGACGAGTGACTGGAGTTGGGACGCCATCCTGGCCAAGCACGGTCTTGCCAGTCTCGCCCTCACACCTTCGCTCGCCACCATGCTCGATCAGGACATCGCGGCCCAAGGGTTGAAGATGGCGGACGGCAGGATGGACTTGCTGCGGAACGACGACGCGTTCGACAACTTCATTCGGCACACTTACGCGATCCGAAACGGCATCAAGACCTATGGCGGAGGCGCCGAGCGCCTGCTGGCTTCATCGAATGGGAGCGTGGTTTTCCCGCACCAGATCCCCGGCATCGGCGGCATCTACTCGGGCGACTGGCGATTAGTGAACAGTCAAGGCTGGGGACCGTTCGGGTGGAAGGCCGGCAACGTGCCCGAGTCGACCGACAGCACGAATGGCCCGCCACCGTGGTTGGAAGTACCCATCCTCGGCCCTTGCGAATTCACGGTCCAAGGCCCCGGCAGGTTCCGAGTGACCGACCTAGCATCCGGCTACCAGATCGCGCCCGATTTACCCCGCGATCGCGGGGTGAGCCAGCTTGTGGTCCCGAGCGGCGTCAGCTATCGGAACGTTCGGATTGAAGCCCTGACGCCGGGCTGTACGTTCCATGGCATCCAGTGTCGCGAGACGCAGCCGTGGCTGTCGTCGTTCCGGTTCGATCATTCTTCGCTTCCGCCGGTGTAAGATGTCCGACGATCCGGTCAATCATCCTGCGCACTACACTCGGCATCCGAGTGGGGTCGAATGTATCCAGATCACGGAGCACATGGGCTTCAATCTCGGTAACGCAGTCAAATATATTTGGCGGGCAGATTTGAAGGGCGATGCGATCGAGGATTTGAAGAAAGCCCGTTGGTATCTTGATCGGGAAATAGCAAGGCGAGAGGGAAAAACGGATGAGTAAATCAGCGATTGTGACGGGCGCGGGCGGATTTATAGGTTCTGCGCTCGTCAAGCGCCTCAAGCAAGACGGCTACAGCGTGCTCGGCATCGATCGCAAGATGCCCGAGTTCGAACCGACCGCGGCCGACGAGTTCGAGCTCACTGATCTGCGCTTCCGCATGGGCTTCTGGCAGCAGATGTTCCGGCCGGGTGACGAAGTCTACAGCCTCGCCGCCGAGATGGGGGGCGCCGAGTACATTTTCACAGGCCAGAATGACGCCACGATCATGGCCAACTCGGCACTGATCAATCTCAACGTGCTGGAGGCTTGCGTCAAGGCGAAGGTCAAGAAGGTGTTCTTCTCGTCGAGCGCCTGCATCTACCCGGACTTCATCCAGATGAACTCGGATCACTGTGAGCTGCGCGAGGATATGGCATGGCCCGCTCGTCCCGACAGCGCCTACGGTCTCGAAAAGTTGTTCGCGGAGAAGCTCTATGACGCATTCGCACGCAATTGTTCTCTTAGCATTCGTGTCGCTCGGCTGCATAATGTGTTTGGTCCATTCTGTACTTGGACAGGTGGTCGAGAAAAAGCACCAGCGGCAATTTGCCGAAAGGTGGCAGAAGCACCCGCCGAAGGCGGGCAAGTCGAAGTCTTTGGTGACGGCACCCAGACTCGATCGTTCCTCTACGTCGACGAGTGTTGTGACGGCATCCGAAGACTCATGGAGTCGGATTTCGCGGGACCGGTCAACCTCGGCTCCAGCGAAATGATCTCGATCGACGACCTCGTCCGCCTGACGGCGGACATAGCCGGCAAGCGCATCGCTATCAAGCACATCCCGGGGCCGCTCGGCGTCGCCGGCAGAACCTCGAATAACGACCTGATCAAGGAGAAGCTCGGCTGGGCGCCATCCGCGCTGCTTTACGAGGGGTTGCGGAAGCTCTACGCCTGGGTGGCCGAGCAGGTAGCAAAGGAGAAGCAAGATGGCGCCGTCAAGATTGCCGCCAGCCGTTAGGAAATTCCTTGTTCAGGAAGCCGGCTACCGCGCCGGCATTGGGCAGGATCTCGACTCGATCAAGCACGTGGTCCGGGGTATTCAGTGGAAGCTGGATGCCTTGGTCGAGCATTTCAAAGTGTCGGTGTCGCCTGATGCTTTGCAGCCGATCGTGAACCCGCTGCCGTCGTTCATCAGCGATATTATCCACGAAGCGCGTGGCGGTTTTGCTTCGAGGAACGCGTCCGAGGTGAAGCCCAAAAAGAAGCGGGCCTTCCGGCGGAAAAAGAAAGTCCGTGCCCGCCGAAAGGCGGGTTGACACCGGTAGTAAAAGTGACTACAAACTGGCGGACACAGAGACGGGAAGCAAAGATCCGCTTCCTTAAGACACGCAGGAGGGGATCGATGTTGCTCGGGTACAGCCGATGGAGCACGAAGGGGCAAGATGACGGCGGGACGCGTGAGGAGCAGAGCCGCAAGATCAAGTCGGTGGCGATGGCGCGCGGAGTCGAGGCGTTCGATATTGCGTATTTCACGGACGATGCCGTGTCCGGGGCCAAGCCGCTCGCCGAACGTCCGGCCGGGAAGGAGATGCTGGAGCACGCCAAGCGCGGTGATATCATCGTGGCGTCCAAGCTCGATCGTTTGTTCCGTTCGGCTCGCAACGCACTGGCGATGATCGACGATCTGACCGACCGCGGCATCGGCGTCATCATCGCGGATTTCGGCTACGAGCCGATCGCCGACTCGATGGTCGGCAAGCTGGTATTCACAATTTTGTCAGGCGTCGCCGACTTCGAGCGGATGCGGATCAACCAGCGCATGGGCGAGGGCCGCACACTCAAGCGCGAACGTCAGGGCTGTATCGGCAATGTGCCCTATGGCTATCGCAAGGTTGGCAAAGGGAAGTTCTCATTGTTGGAACCCGATCCTTATGAGCAGGATGTATTGACGAGGGTTCAGAACGCAGTCGCGGCTTTCCCGTCGTGGAATTTGCACAACGGCTGCCACCGGGATGCTGGCGACATTCGGCTCTATGTTCGTCGCTGGCTCAACAACGATCCAGCGATGAAAGACCGCACCGGCAAGCCCTTCACCAAGCTGGTGCAGATCGAAGTGTTGATCAAAGCGGCCCGCGCCCGCGGGCTGAACCCGGACCCCGCTGACGCGGGGCAAGGGGAGGTAGCGGCGTGACGGAGCGAGAGTTCAGTATCTTTCGGGCGGCCATGACAGGGTCTATGTCGTGGGGGTGGGCCGCGGCGCGTATATATGACGGAAATTATCGTAGCGCTCTTGGCGCGATAACGATTGGCGTCTTGTTCACGGGCGTCCCTTTTCTTGTGCGCCGATTTACAATCAGGAAGTGGCTTTAATGGGTGACCGCGCCGCCGCCGTCAAGCTGTTCAATCAGGCCGTCCAGTGCATGACGCCGGGCAACCCCGCGTCAGCGGGGCCGGAAGCCGGGAAGCTGGCGTTCCAGTTCTTCTCCTCCGCCATCTGGGCGGATCCGACCTGGGACGAGCCGTTGTTCCAGTACGGCAACCGCGTGTCCGACATCTACGCCCTCAAGGCCGCGGTCGCGGCATGGCGCCGCGCTCTTCGTTGCAACCCCGCGCCCACTCGCAAGGCCGAAATTCTCTCGAACCTCGGCTGGCGCCTGCGTGATCTGGGCGAGACCGAGGAAGCCTTCGCCTGCGCCAAGGAGGCTTTGAGCATCGACCCCGACATGGCCAACCCGTGGGCCGACCTGGCGCTGGTCCACGGCGACCTGGGCGACACCTCGGCAGCCGTAGGCTGCTGGCGCAAGGCGATCGAGCTCGAAGGCGACGGGATACACCGTTCCAACTTCCGGTTCGGCCTCGCGCTCGCGCTGATCTTCGACCGCCAGCTCGCCAAGGGCTTCAAGGAGATGGAAGTTCGGTTCGAATACCGGCTGAAGAACTTCCTGTCGTACCCCTACCCGCGCTGGGAAGGCCAGAGGGACGCGCAGGTGTTCATCCAGGCCGACCAGGGTCTCGGCGACACGCTGTCGTTCGCTCGGTTCGTCCCCGCTGCCGCGGGGCGAGCCCGTTATGTGCATCTTTACGTTCAGGAGCAGCTCATGCGCGTGTTCCAGCACGCGTTCATGCGCCTGCCCAACGTCAACATCATTCCGTTCCAGCCCACGACGCCGTTCCCGGCCGCTGATTACTGGTCGACCTTCATCAGTCTCCCGGCGGCGCTCGACCTGACCGACGAGGAAATCCGCAACACGCCACACATCTCCTACCCGGACTACTCGATCCGCTCCGATTGGAAGGTGCCGGACCAGAAGCTTCACGTCGGCATCGCCTGGGCGGGTTCGCCTCAGAACGACATCGACCGCCACCGGAGCATCCCGGTCGAGCACTTCTTGGAACTCTATCGGGTGGCTGGCGTGCAGCTCTACTCGTTGCAGGTGGACTCGCCGGGCAGCCAGCGCAAGGGCGACCTCTACACCACCGCGATGTCCGGGCTGGTCAAGGATCTGTCGCCATTCATCTCTGATGTTTCGGATACCACCGCGCTCCTCAAGGGTCTCGACTTGGTGATTTGCTGCGAGTCCGCGCTCGCGCATATCTGCGGACTGGTCGGCAAGGAGTGCTGGGTGCCTTACAGCTACCTAGGCCGAGATTATCGCCTTGGCGTGGACGGAAAAGACGTTCTCTGGTATCCGAACCACCGGGTTTTCCCGCAGGACAAGACGCGAAGTTGGGAGAAAGTGTTCGAGCGTATCGTCGGCGCACTTGCGCAGAAGGTTAAGGAACACAGGAGGGCAGCGTGAGCATCTTTGGTGGCAACGCGTGGCAGGACATGAATTCGGCTCCACGCGACGGTTCCGAGATCGAGATCAAATGCTCGTATGGTCTGGAGCCGTCGTATAGCTCTGCTTGGTGGGCTCAGGATGCGTACGTTGGACCTGTTTGGCAACTGACGAAAGAGCCGCACGTCACCTATGTAAACGACGTGGGGAAGCAGCCACATTCGAACGGGGCGTGCAATTCTAGCTTGCAATGGCGGCCTATGACTGCGCGCCGCCGGACAGAATTGAAAAGGCGGGCCGAAGAATTGGCGGCGAAGTTCGTTTCGATCCCGGTGACTATTTCTGCCACAGGTGTAGGATACGACTGTCATGGCAACCTTGACCGAAAAGTTAGATAGCCGGGCGCGTGAACTGGACTTCAAACTCAAGCAGATGCTGTCCGTGGGCGATTATGACTTGAAAGCTTGCGACGATCGCGAGATGTTGGAAGCCGCGTCCAAGCGGATCAAGGAATTGGAAGCCCGCCATGGCTGACGACGTACACCTCCCCCAAGCCTGGATCGACAAGCAGGATGCCTCGTTCTTCCTGGCACATCCCGACCGGCGCAGCCACATCCGCAAGCCGTTCGGCGACGAGATGAAGGGCGAGTTCTGGTCGCTCGGGGATCACGAACCCGCCAGAAGGCGGGTGATTCTCTGGCGCGTGCCGCCCGGCAATCCGGCGTTCGACCCGGCCCGTCCGGTGATTTGCAAGCTGGGCATGCTTGCCTATGCGGACGAGACGATCGAGGATGACGACGGCACGCTTCTCCCGGTTGTAGAGGAGTTGATGCAGGAAGCGCGGAAGACCATGGAAGGCAGCCAATGAGCAATGGATACCCGATAATTCTCGGCGGTGATCACGCTGCTTTTGAGGCAGAATGGGCCGCCAGTGGGCGGCCCGATAACGAACGTCCTGATTGGCCTCTGCCGTCCTTCGACGCCCAGGACTGGGCCAAGGCGTTCTGCAAGATAGCCAACGAAGATCTTGGATATCGAGACCCGGAGGGAAATCCGCTTGACGAAGGCTGGATGATCACATGGTTCGCGAACGCCCTGATGCGTGGCTACGACCAGCATGTTTCTGAAAAAGATCGCGAAGTTGCCGATCAGGAGGAGGCATCATGAGCTGGTCCAAATCCGTCTACAGCTCCCACGTCTCCGAGGTCGGGTACGACGAGGAACGTGGCGGCATGACGATCCGCTGGCAGAACGGCCGCACCAGCCTCTACGAGGGCGTGCCCGAGGAGACTGCCGAGATGCTGGCTTCCGGGGCGGTCGCGTCGGTGGGCGGGTATTTGCACTCGGAAATTAAGCCGAAGTACCAGCATAGGTATGTCTGATGAACCAGCCTCTCGTCGAACCCCGCGAAAGCGGGGCAAGTCCAGACGAAGCCTTCACCAAGATGGCGGAGCGGATCAAGCATAATGCGGACCAGCCCTTCGGCGGCGCCGTGGTGATCTACCCGCCTGCGGCGGGTGGGGACCCGGTGGAGTTCCTCCTGCTCGATGGCTCGGCCGACGTGGTCCAGTTCTGGGCGACCGCCAAGAAGCGGATCGAGAACGCCGTGGAGGATCTGGACGCGAAGAACAGGAATCCGCAGGGTTTTGGGGTGCAGCAAAGACGTTGATTTCCCAGCGCCTTCGGCCTAATTTGCCGGGATGTCAGGTCTGTCCCACGACGAACGCGTCCGCCTTGAGAGCGGGTTTTACGCGTTTCTACAAGAATCAAAGATTAATTCAAAAGATCACGTCGGCCTAATCTGTATCGGCGAGCATCTGTTTTATGGGCAGAGGCTCCTGATTGGTGCGATCTTCGACGCATTGGAAGACGATATCCACAAAGTCTACGTTCTCAAAAGTCGGCAGCTCGGAATATCTTCGATTATCAGACTCCTCGTCGTCTACCTGCAAGGCATGGTGGGCGGGCTCAAGGGCGCAGTGGTCTTCGACACGTCGCGTAACGAGAGCAAGGCCCGCACGGAGCTGGTGTCTGTCATCGAGAACCTGCCGGCGTCGCTCAAGTTCCCCAAGATCAAAGGCAACAACCGCGACGGGCTGATGTTGCAGAATCAGTCGACGCTGCTCTTCATGTCGGCCGGCTCGCGCAAGACTGCTAGCACCAAGAGCCTTGGCGCGTCCACCGACTTGACGCTTTGTCACCTTTCGGAAATTTGCAACTTCGGCGACCCGCAAGGCATCGAGGTGCTGGAGAATGCGTTCTCTGATGTTCATCCGATGCGACTTTATATCTACGAGTCGACCGCTCGTGGCTATGGGGTTTGGAGCGATATTTGGGATGAGGCGGTCGACGATACCGCGCACTGTAAAACCGTGTTTTTAGGTTTTTGGAGCAAGGAAAGCCAGCGCATCGAGCGCGACCATCCCGACTTCCAACTCTACGGCGTCTTCCCGCCAAGCGAGAAGGAGCAGGCCAAGATCGCCGAGGTCAAATATCTCTACGATTTTGATATCACCCCTGAGCAGCTCGCCTGGGTTCGCCGCAAGATGGACCCGGCCGCGAAGTCGGAGGGCGAGAACGATCCCAAGTTCGACGGCAACACCACGCGGCTGCAGGAGCAGCCGTGGACCGCCGAGGACGCGTTCCAGCAGACTGGCAGCGTGTTCTTCTCGGGCGAGAACCTGACGAATATCACCAACAAATACGTCACCAAGAAATTCAACCGCTATATGTTCCGAGGCACCGCCGAGTTCGCCGAGGTCCGGGTCTATCAAGCCGACAACATGAAGTCGGCAGAGCTGAAGGTGTTTGCCGATCCCGACCCGGACGGCGTCTATGTCATTGGTGGCGATCCGGCCCACGGCGCGGACGAGAATAACGACCGCTCGGCGCTCGAAGTCTTCCGCTGCTACTCAGACGGTATGGATCAGGTCGCCGAGTATGCTTGGCCGCTCGCCACCACGCGCCAGCTCGCGTGGGCGCTATGCGGACTCCTGGGTTGGTACGCGGGAGGGGGCGGTCAAGTTCGCTACATCATGGAGCTCAACGGCCCCGGCCAAGCCGTGGTCGACGAGTTGAAGTCGGTCAAGTATCAGGTCGAGAACGGCTACCAGTTCAAGACGCTGGAAGAGAAGGGCCTGCGCAACATTTTTAGAAACGTAACGGCCTATATTTATTCGAGGGTCGACGCGATTGGCCACGGCCATAACTATCACTTCAAGACCGGCCAGCAGTCCAAGATCCTGATCATGGAGCGCCTCCGCGACTCGATTTCGAGCGATAAGCTGCATATCCGCTCCATTGACCTGATCAATGAGATGCGTACAATGGCCCGCGACGGCGACAAGATCGAGGGCTCCAAGAAGGATGATCGGGTCATCGCCGCCGCCCTGGCGAACTACTACTGGGAAACCAAGATTAGGCGCGACCTGATCGCCCGCAAGATGACCCGAGAGTCGGAGGCCGCCCGTAAACGGCTGAGCATCACGGATCAGGTGGCGCTGTTCAACCAGAACCATCTGGACCAGTTCTTCGCCGAGAAGCGGACGGTTCGCATGAATACGGCACGGATGCAGCAGAAAACGAGATGGCGGTATGGCTAGGTTCTCGATGCGTTGCCCCTCGTGCGAGAAGAAATTCCCGTGGGAACCCACCCTCGGCACGCCTGAACACTGCCCGCTCTGCGGCTACCGCACTGCGCACGATCGGGCCGACGATGACGTTGTCATGCCGTCCCTGCGTTCTGCCCGCATGGCGGCTACGGACGGCGTCTACCGCGACCTGGAGAAGTCGTCGGAGCACCGCATGCACCAGGCTGCCCAGATGGCGGGCTGCGACGTGTCCGACATGGCGGGCCTCAAGATTACCAACCTGCGCGACACCAAGGAGGGCGAGATCGCGGCGCCGTCCGTGGCGGCCGAGACCGCCCGCCTCACGGTCGGGCAAAACGGGCCGAAGTTCCAGGGCAAGGAGGCAGCGGCCGGGGTCGCGGATGGCTCGATCACCTTGAACGGCCGCGTGGTCGGCCATGACACGCCGCACGCGGGCGCGCAGGCGATGTCGCGGGTTCAACGGATGATCGGTAGATGATCCCGGTCCCGTCCAACGAAAAGGAAATTCTCGACCTTGCGAACGAGCTGATCGAAGCCTGCAAGGTCAGCCAGGGCAGCCGCGGCGCCTATTACCGGCTCATGAACGTGATGGCGGAGACCGGCCGCTATGACGGCACCAAGTCGCTGCTCAACAAGATGTACCGCGATCTCGACCGCACCGCGTCGCACATCTTCAGCCCGGTCGAGCTCAAGTTCGCGCTCGACTTCGAGAACCCGATCCTGCCTCGCATGCAGAAGATGGCCCAGCAGGTTGGGCACATTCTGACCCGCGAGTGGGATCGAACCAAGACCGACAAACTGTTCGCGCGCGGCGTCTTCGACTCGCTCAAGTACGGCATCGCGATTCTCAAGCAGTGGTGCGAGACCACGGGCGAGGCGCCTGACGAGCACACCACCTACGAGCGCAAGCTGGTGATGCCGTGGCAGTTCGGCGTCTATCGCGAGGATGAGAACGACATCAACAAGCAGGAGGCGCTGCTCGAAACGTCGACCTTGACGATGCCCGAGGTGTGGAAGCGCATCTGGCATATGCCCAACGCCGAGAGGCTTTTCCGTCAGATCAAGACTCACGCCCAGAAGGGCGAGTCGGGCGTCTCCGAACCGTCGTCCTATTTCCATCAGGTGCTGTCCACGTCGCAGCTTCAGACCGGCGTGCAAGGCGCCACGCGTCCGTTGCCCGGCGGCATCGTGCAGATCGGCAACGACCCGAACTACGCCATCATGGGACCGGTGGTGATGGCTGACACGGTTCAGTTTCATGAACTGTGGGTCAAGGATACCCGGGACTATACGACCATCCAGTTGGTCGAGCCCGACATCTTGATCGCACCGCGCGGCAAGAAGCAGAACCTGCTGATCAAGGACAGCAAGCTTCAGCCGTACCGGGTGATCCAGCCCAACGAAGTCACGAACTGGTTCTGGGGCCGTTCCGAGCTCGCCGATTTGATCGAGCCGCAGAGCTTCCTGTCCGATCTGTGCGGCGACACCAAGCGGCTGATGGGTCTCCAGGTCGACCGGATCCTTGGGTTCTCGGGCGACACCACGATGCAGGATGAGAACTACGCGGCGGCGCGTTACGCCGGGTACTTCAATCTCGGCCAAGGCGGCAAGGTCGAGGATTTGACTCCGAAGGTGCCGCCGGAGTTGCTGCCACTGCTCAAGTGGCTCCTGGAGGAGATCGACAAGCTGGGCGGCTTCCCGGCCGCCATGCAGGGCGAAGGCACTCCGGGCGTGCGGTCGCAGGCGCATGCGAGCGGCCTGCAGAAGATGGCGTCGCCGACTTTGCGCGACCGCGCCCTGGTGGTCGAAGGCCAGTCCGCCGAGGCAGCCGAGCTGACGCTGCAGCTCAAGGAAGCCAAAGACCCGTCACGCTACTGGTACGACGGCACCTCGATCGCGACGATCGAGGAGTCCAGCTTCTTGCTGACCGACATCAGCGAGAACTGGCGTGTCACGGTGGACAGCCACTCGTCGTCGCCGATCTTCACGGACGAGAATACCCAGCTCGAATTCGCGGCGCTCAAAGCCGGGGTGGTGCAGGCCGAGCACGTCATCGACAACACGCCGATCCCGCACAAGGAGACGGCCAAGACCCAGAACAAGGCTCACGAGGAAGCTCAGGAGAAGCTGTTCAAGGAGCATCCCGAGTTGCTGGTCGAGAAGTTCAAGCACTCGGGTGGGCATAAGTAGCCCGCCTGCGGCGGGTCAATTCTGCCTCGGAAATCCGCCGTTGAACGCCGCCGGTTGAATGCTGCCGCCAGCTCGAAGTTTCGGATCGGCGTTCGCCTGTGATACGGCCATGGCCTGCGTGCGCGCGCCGTGGAGGCGCATGGCGATATCTCCGAGCTGCGAATGTTCCATGTCTTCGAGCATGAGTCCTTTGACGCCGTCTACTTTGATCATCACCGATTGGCCAAAGTCGTCGGTGATTTCGGCGTAGATTGGAATTACCGTGTTGGCCGCTGTTGAGCGGTGCCATTCCATGGATTGCGGCGCGTCACTCGCTGTGCCAACAGCGGGAAACGGTGTCAAAGGCAGTGACGGGTATGCGATTTTGTGAAACGCCGCCTGCGCGTTCTCGACATTGGTGAACAGCAGTCGCCAGGACATCATCTGGCCTTCGCCGAACGCGATCGTCAAAGAGTGCATTTCAGTTGTCCTCGTCTTTGCACCAGTTCTGGAATTTGGCGCGAGGGAAGCGGATCAGGTTGCCGACCCGGAAATAGGGCGGGTGGTTGTCGGTCTTGAGCACTTCGTAGAGATGCCAGACCGAGACGCGAAGGATATAGGCGGCCTCTTTGATTGAAAGAAACCGGGCGTCGGCGGGCGGTTTTTCCGGCTTGATGGCCTTGGGCAATTAAACCTGCCTATGAAAACTCACAACAGGGGGTAGGTCGCCTACGTACCTCACATTGCTGGGTTTGGCAAGCCGGGGGATGGTGAAGCGTTAGCCCGCACCCCGCGTGGCTTTGTCCGCCCCCAACGGGGCAAAAGAGGAGACTCCGCAAATGGACCGTGTCCGCAATCGCAAACACAAGCGCAAGGGTCGTCGGTAAATGGACCGCACCCGCAATCGCAGGATGAAGCGGAAGGGTCGTCGGTAAGCACTGATGCCCGACCAAGCTCCAATTCCTGGTCAAACCCCCGCCCCGCCTCCGGCGGGTGCGGGCGGTTCGCCCCAGCCGGGTCAGCCCGCCGCAGGCGGGTCGCCGTTCGGCAATTCGGGCGCCACGCAGCCGACCCCGAACCGGGGCTACGAGGCGCAGGCGCTGCAAGGGCTTGGTCTCGTGGTGATGAAGCTCGACGAGATCGTGAAGATGATCGGGGTCACGGGCGAGCTGGGTGCCGCCGTTTCAGAGACCATCAAGAAGCTGTCCAAGTTCGTGCCACCCGGCTCCATGACGCCGAGCTCGCAGACCAACCAGATCAATCAGCTCGCCATGAAGAGCCAGGCCAACAATCAGCAGATGCAGCAGTATCTGCAGAGCAAAGCCGCCGGTGGTGGCTCCGCCGCAGGCGGGCAGGCGAAGGCAGCGTGATGGCCCGGGACACCATTTTCGAGAATCAGACCAAGGAAATGCCGAGCGGCGACGAGGTCGTGCGTTCCGCCCAGGTCTATTCCGACACCTACAAGATGGCCCGCCTCCCCGGCATGGTTCATGAGCCGGGTCGAGGCGTCGTCAGCACCGAGCGTCCGCGTCGCGGGCACGATTACTGAACGGAGATCGCGCATGTCCAATCTGAACATCTTCCAGAATTCCGCCAAGTCGATCCCGACCAGCGACGCGCAGATCGTGCGGGTCGGCATGGAGCAGATCGACCTTGGCGGTCGCAAGAGCCACCTGCCGGCGCAGGATAAGTCCGAGGTCATGGGCCTCTCGCACGTCCCGAACGCCGGGTCGAACATGGGCGGGGCGAAGTAAGCCATGCCCAAGATCGAGGTCGACGAGAACGAGCTGCTCGAAGCGCGCGCCCTCAAGGGCGTGATCGCCAAGATCACGTCGGATCCCAAGCGAGCCCTGGAGCTGGAACGCCTCCACAAGGAAGCCGATCCCGACGTGCGGACGCCGCGCGCCGACATGCTCAAACCCGCCGTGGATGCAGTCAGTCAGGTCGACGAGCGGGTCAAGAAGCTCGAAGAGACGCTCCGTGCCGAACGCGAGGAGCGCGAGAAGGAGCGCACCACTGCGTCGCTCACCTCGAAGTACGACAGCGTGATCGCGGCCGCCCGCAAGGACGGCTACACCGACAAGGGCATCGAAGAGCTCAAGAAGATCATGGAGGAGAAGAGCCTCATGGACTTCGAAGCCGCCGATGCGATCTTCCAGCGTCGCAACCCGGCGCCGCCGCCGTCCATGCCTGGCGTCACCGGCTCGTGGAATTTCATGGACGGCGCGCAGGCCGATACCGGCGACGCGTTCACCAAGAAGCTGCTCGACGCCAAGAGCGACGAGCGCGCCTCCATGATGGCGGCTGATCAGGTCATTCACGACACTCTGGCGTCGATTCGGAGTGGTCGCTGATATGCTCCAGGCGGACACCAGCGGCTTTGGCGAATTCGGGGTAGAGAGTCAGAATCTCTATCGCGAACTCGACTTTGTCGACGACGCGTTGTCCGGGTCCGTGCCGGCTGCTAAACAGTTCAAGGTTCGAAAGATCGTTGTTAGTCCGGTTTCCATCCCTGTGATGCACCGTCTCGTCGGCGAGCAAGTCGCGTTTGAGATGCTTGGACATCACATACCGATGTTCCATGATGTGCTTGCGTCCCGTTCTTCCAAGAATTGGGATCGTTATCCAAGCGTATCCGTGGCGCTTTATGTGGGTCCGGTAGTTTCCTTCGTTAAAGCGATCTACGGCCTGCTTCGACTGGTAGTCGACTTTGCATTTTTGGTTGCAAAATTTCTGTTGGAGATAGAGACGGCCTCCGGGTTTACGCCTTTTGCTTCCTTCTTTGCCGCAGCAAAGGCAGACGAATCGGTTCTTTTCTTCGGCCGTCTTTTTTCGACCTTCGGCCGAGCACGGAATCGAGCAGTACAATGGCTCGTGTCCAAATTTCTTTTTGTAGGCGTCCAAATAAGATTGGACCATCGAAAAGGCGTTTCCGCATTCTTTGCAGTGAAGCGTGACGGCGTTTTTCGCGGCGGTCGGCGTGTTGAATCGGTAGCTGCTGCGGCACGCTATGCTGCAGAACTTCTGGTTTTCGCTCGGGTAGCTGTGGAACACGATTCCACAATTCAAGCACGATTTCTCAAGTGGCATGGGCTTGCTCCTTTGTTCGCAACGAAGGTCAGCTTACTCATGCCACTTGGGGAAGTCAAGTAGAAGGAGTTAGCCGTGCCGCTTCCCGGAATTGGAGTTGCCCCTTCTGCTGGTTCACTTTATAGTGAACTAGCCGCAGTGACACGCAGGGCTTTCGTCCCTCGTCTTTTTGTACAAATATACTTCGGAAGCCCCACACTTTTCTACATGACCGGCAACGCGCAGCGCGCGGCCGGTGGTCTGAATCAGGTTACTGTTCCGTTGCAAGGGAACTCGATGGTGCAGGGTTCTTTCACCGGCTACGGCGGTGGATTCAACAGCCCCGTCATCACGCCCGGGATTCAAAATGGCCAGTGGAACCTCGCCTACTGGGTCGTCCCTGTTCCGCTGCCGTTCGGCGAAACCGTCTTGCAGGCTACCGATCGCGAGATCAGCCTGCTCAAGGCGCGCATGAACGACGTGTACGCGGTGACGCGCCAGCAGATGGCCACGCTGTCGTTCACCAACAACACCAACAACCCGCTGTTCCCGGACTCGTTCTACAACGCGTTCGACAACGGCACCAATGTGGCGACGTACGGCGGCATCAACCGCAACGCGGCCGGCAATTCGGCGTTCCAGGGCCAGTACATCAACGCCAACACGATCACGACGGGCGCCACCACGTCCCCGGCGACCGTTGGGTTCAACCGGCAGTCGATGTCGAGCGCCCTGATTCAGATCACCGACAAGGCGGGTGGCGAAGCTCCGACTTTCGGCGTCATGGCGCCGGGCGATTACGCGACGCTCAACAACTCGCTGATCGCGACCGAGAACGTCTACGTCAACCCCGGCGCGTCCTACAACATGGACACGACCGTCCGGTCATCGTTCCCGAACATCAATATTGCCGGCATCCCGATCTTCATGGACCACTTCTGTCCGAAGGGCACGGCCTATTTCCCGAACGTCAAGTACATGTCGATGTATTTGTCCGAGGATGCGGCCTTCGACTTTTCGGGCTTCTATTCACTGGTGCCGCTTGGACAGATCGGGCAGCAAGGTGTCGTGGTGGTCGGCTACGATTACGTCTGCACCAAGTCGTCTTCCGGCGCCGCCATTTACAACATCGGCGCGGCAGCGTTTTAAGGAGCAAGCAGAATGCCCTCTCCGCTTTCAGGTCCCGGCGTAGGTCTGCAGCTTCCGCAGTATCTCTACCCGACCGAGCTTTTCGGCGCTCCGGCTGATATCTCGACCAACAGCTTGTGCCTCGGCCCCGGCGACTGCATCGTCATCCCGGCTGGCGACTGGTATATCTCGGCCGGCTTCTACGCGATCATTCAGTACCTGGATCCGATTACCAATACTTGGGCTCGGGGCAACAGCGCGGCTTATGGCGGTCGCGGGATCAGCTTCATCAAGAGCGACGGCTTCAATGTCCGGCTCGCCAACCTGACCGGCTGCCCGGTGTCGGCTTCCGTTGCCTCCTATGGTACCGGCGGCATGACCCAGGCCACCACCACGATCACGGCGGTGCCGGCCGGATCGACGTGGCTGCCGATCATCGGCGGCCAGCTCCTGAACAACAACGCCCCGACGCTGTCGAGCGCTGGCGCTGGCTACGGTATCGCCCCCCTGGTGTTCATCCCGGCGCCGGCTCCGGCCGTCGTCAACTCGAACGGGGTCGGCGGTACGCCGGCCAGTGGTTACTGCGTCATTACCAGCGGCACCGTGTCGGCCTTCAGCTTCACCAACCCGGGCGCCGGCTACTCATCGCCGCCGATCGGCGTGGTGCTGCCGTCGCCGTACGACCCGAACATCAACATCGGCATCACGGCCGCCACCATCTCGTTCTCGCTGACCGGTTCCGGCTCGCTGACCGGCGCTATCTGCACGAACAATGGCCAGGCGCAGCCCAACGGCACCCTCACCGTGACGCTGACCGTTACCGGCATCGGCACCGGCACGCCGTCGCTCACCGCCAACGTCATGCAGACCGTGACGGCGGCTTCGGTCACGGGTCCGGGCGTCGGCTACGGCACGGGCGCGCAGGGCATCGTCACGATCGGCGGCGCCCCATCGGCCGGGTCGATCGTCAATCCGAACTCGCTGCATCTGGCATGGCTGCCGCGGCCGGCTCAGATCCTGCTCACGCCCGCCAACACTTCGATCTCGGTCGGGTCGACCGGCGTCATCTACGACGGCGGCCTCTTCGAGGGCACGCCGTCCGCGTTCTTCCTTCAGGCGACCGGCGTGGCGGCACCGTCGACCGTGGCCTCGATCGGGCTGCAGATGGGTTCTTCGCCGGATATCGTGGTCCTCCAGCCGGCACCGTAACCCGCCGATGGCGGGCCAGAAAGGTTTATTGTCATGGGTACGTTGATCAAGGTCACTCGGAAAGACACCGGCAAGTCGGAGCTCATCAACAGCGCCAACGTGCTGACGGTGGAGTATGTGCCGGCGGCTCCGGCCAAGGCCGAACACCCCGGTTCCCCGGCGGTCGCCGAGCGCAAGTTCATCGCCGGCCGTCCGTCGCGTCCCGCCGTCGAGGGGCGTCCCGCGGTCCCGGCCGTCAAGGACGCGTCCGGCAATGTGGTGGTGCCCGAGATCCCCGAGGTCGTGGCTCTCCCGGCCGTGGACGAGGTCCCGGATACGCCGGCAGCGCCCGCCCTAGAGGCAGTCGCGCCGCGCAAGGCGGAGCCGGCCGTTCCCGAGCACTCGATCGTCCACTTCGTCGGTGGCTCGAAGCTGGCTGTGCTCGAAACGATCGACAAGCTCGCGGCGGTTTGATGACGAACACGCTCGGAGCCACGATCTACGGAGTGGGTTGCGGCAACGGGAGCCAGGTCGTCACGTTGCCGGATACGACGGCCGTGGGCGAGGGCGCCGTGGCCGTGGCCACCAACCCGCCCGGGTCCGTGAACTACGTCGGAGCCCCCGCGGGGGGCATCCAGCAGGCCATGCGGACTGGTTCGCCGGTGCTGTGCAAGACCGCTGATGGCAGCCAAGCCAATTTTGTACTCGACGCCGAGCGCAGCAACCCGGCCATAGGGCTCATTTATGCACGACGGGTCAGCCCGTGATGGAGGCCCGAGGTGCTGAATGCGTATTTGGCGGCGACGCAGTCGTTGCTCCAGAACCCTGGGGCGCCTAGCACCCTCTATTCGACTGCCAACCTCACGACTTGGATCAACACGGCACGCGGGCAGGTGGCCGGCGAAGCCGAGGCGATTCGCGCCATGGGCACGATTCAGACCGTCGTTGGGCAGCGGGCGTACAATTTTGACCAGATCAGCTTCGGAGTTGCAGCGACCACTGGCATTCAGGGGGCGATCAACGTCCAGCAGATCAATTTCTCGGTCGGTACCGGACAGAAGCAGGTGTACGCGCGTGAGTGGCCCTGGTTTTTCACGTACTATCTGAACAACCCGGTGCCTTCGAGCGGGCAGCCACGACATTGGAGCCAGTTTTCCCAGGGCGCGGCTGATCCCGGAGTTGGCGGGGGCGCTGGTACGAAGGGGACGGGAAGCTTCTATGTCGACCCGATCCCGGACGCGGTCTATACGCTGAATTGCGACTGTTCGGCGTATCCGATCGCACTCGTTGATGATTCGACGGTCGAAGCACTTTCATATTTTTGGACCGACGCCGTTAGCTTTCTTTCGGCGTACTACGCGCTTATGTCTTCGCAGACTTCGGAGCGCGAGGCACAGGCGGCAAGAATGTATTCGGAACATTATCGGCAGTTCATGGCTAATGCGCGCAGGAATTCCAATCCATCTGTGCTGCGTTATATGTATTCTCAAGCGCAAGATGTTGCGCAGACAAATAAGATGGGGCTGCAGCCGAGAGGCGAGCAACAATGAATTTATGTCATCGCGAATTGTCCGTGATAATGTTTAGCGGCACGCCTGTACGCTTTTGCTGCATCTTTAGCTGCGTCGAACGTGCCCAAGTGTTTTGCGCGCTTGGCTACGGTGATGTGGGAGTACCATTTGCCCGTACGCTTGTTGAGGTACACGCATTTGTATCCGCTAGTATTATATTTTGTTTTGCCGCGGTAACAAAGATTTTCACTGTTTGTGGCTGGCCTTATGTTGGCCCAACGATTGCTTTTTCCTTTTCGGTGGTCGATAAAATGTTTGGGCCACTTGCCTGTCATCCACAAATAGGCGAGCCGATGGGCCAAGTAGTTATGCCCGTCTATTCCGATGGTCACATAGCCCCTGGCAGTGGGCGATCCGGCTTCATCACCTTTTTTGATCCGGCGATACCGGGCTTCGTTCCAGAAAAATTTACCCGTCTTAGGCACATATCGAAGAAGCCGGCGAACATAGCGCGCCGTCAAATCGTTGCGCTGTACGCCAGAATATGTTTTGCTGCGTTTAGCCATTCGATCCTCCTGAGATCGGCTTGGTCAGAGGCAGTCGAGGGCGTTACCAGCGCCTTCCTGCCTCGTTTTTATAGCAGGGAGGCCACGTGATGGCAACCCTTTTTGGCTATATGCAGCTTGTGCAACGACTGATTCGGGATACGAAGCAGGAGCAGACGAATCCCGACGATTTGATTGCATACATTAATCAGGGCCGCCGTGAGGTAGCCGAACGAGCTCAGTGTATTCGGCGTTTGACGCCAATAAGCGCATCAGTGGTGTCCGCAACGGTTGTTGATCCAGGCACGGGTTATACCGCACCAGTGGTGAGCATCACCGCACCGGATTTTCCGAGCGGACTCGCTCCGTACCCTAATGGTGCCCAGGCGACGAGCAATGCGATCTTGCTTGGCGGCACGATTGCCGCGGTTGATATCGTGTTTGGCGGTAGTGGATACTTCCAACCCCAAGCCGGGATTATCGATCCTACTGGAACTGGCGCTTCTATCTCGTTGACCTTGTCACCGATGAATTTGCTGCAACCTAATCAAGAAGTGTATCAGTTTTCCGATCTGCCCGTGCAAAGCTGGTGGCCTGGCATTGATTACGTTTATGCTCTGCGATCAAATCCGGTGATTATCTACAGCAACTATAGGTATGCCTTACCGACTTACGCGTTTTCTGAATATTTGGCGCGGGTCGCCCAATTTCCGTTTCAATATTTGTTCGTACCAACGTTCGCTGCACAATTTGGTCAGGGTTCCGACGGCTCCATTTATGCGTACCCATTAGCCTCGCAGCAGTTTCAGTGGCAGTGGGACTGTTTGTGTGCCCCGTCTGATTTGCTTGACGACCAAAGTTATGATGCTGTGCCGCATCCATGGGCGCAGTCCGTGGCGTACTACGCTGCGCATCTTTGCTACTTGAATTATCAAAATCTAAACGCGGCTGAGTATTATATGAAGCTGTACGAGAACAGCGTGGTGCGTCGCTCGCAGGCCGCTCGTCCATCGAGGGTGGTCAACCCGTATGGTAGGTATTGACAGGGCTTAGCGAATCATGCAAGCCCCCCAAATCGAAGGCCCCAAGCCCTCAAGCCCCTACAAGCCCCCCGGCCCTCCGGTCCTGGTCTTCGAGGACTGGGCCGGCATCGACACGCAGGTGCCGCGCGCAGGCGTGCCTAACGACAAGATGGCGTGGTGCGACGGCTTCATGCCGATCGCCAAGCGCAACCTGCGTACGATGTACGGCGTCGGCACCGCGCTCTACACCGCGACCGGCGGGCTTACCGTCAAGCTCTTCGCTTTCTATAACCTGCAGGCCGTCGCCTACTGCGCGGTTTTCCTGTCTGATGGCTCGATCGTCCAGATACAGGTGTCGAACGGAGCCGCGACCACGATCGCGCCGGCCGGCACGATTCTGACTCCGTCGATCACCAATGTCGGGGTCACGCAGTACGGCCAACTCTATTTGATCATCGTCGCCAATCAGACCAACGGCTACTGGATCTGGAACGGCACCTTCCTGTCGCAGGCCGGCGGCATCGGGCCGCTGGTGACGCTGACCAATACCGGCTCGGGCTATAAGACGGTTCCGACCGTCACGGCGTCGGGTGGCTCGGGGTCCGGTGCTACTTTCCTGGCGTCGATAGCTAATGGCATCGTGACCAACGTCATCGTGACGAACCCCGGAACCGGGTACCTGCCGGGGCAGACCGTCACGCTCAACTTTTCCGGTGGTAACTCTGGTGGTTCCGGCGGCGTCTTGACCGCCAATTTGAGCGGGACAGGCGGTGGGTCGGGCGCATCGTTCTCGGTGACGCTCGGGCCGGCTCCTCCGCCTTACAATAGTTCGCCGGTGTTTTTTTCCTTTGGCTCGGTTACCGTCATTTCCGGCGGAAGCGGCTACTCGCAGTTCACTACTCTCACGCCGGGCGTGACGACCGGTCACATAACCATAACCGCGCCAGTCCTCCAGCCCGTAATTACGGGCGGAGTCATTACTGGCGTAACGGTCGTCAATCCAGGAAACATCGAGAGCACGATATATCCTTCACCCTCGAACGCCACGGTCACGGCTTCCGACGGCGGGGCTTTCACGGTGTCGAGTGTGACGGTCAATAACGGCGGCAGCGGCTATAGCGCCTCGGCGACCGCTACGGCGGCCGGTGGCGGCTCCCCTATATCGCAAGCCACGTTCCAGCTTGTGCTCAACGGCTCCGGCGTGATCACGTCCGTCACGGTGGCGAGCGGCGGGCTCTACGGCTCCAACACGCCGCCAACCATTACGATCGAGGATCCGGCCGTCAACGCGACCGCGGTAGCCGAGCTCATGCCTTTCGGGGTCCAGGGCACGGCCGTGGAGACCTATGCGGGTCACGTCTGGGTCGTCAACGGCCCTGTCCTGATGGCGAGCGTGCCGGGTGACCCGACCAATTTCGCCACCACGGCGGGCGGCTTCTCGGGCGTCTCGAACAACTCGAACCTTAAGGTCGGCTACACGCAACTGATCTCGACCAACGGGTTCCTGTACCTGATCGGAGATTCCGCGACCGACTATGTGTCGGGCGTGACGGTGAGCAACGGCATCATCAGCTTCTCGTGGCTCAACGCCGACCCGGACACGGGCTCGCCCTACCCGGCCTCGGTCCTAACGTTCGGCAACGCCATCGTGCTCGGCAACTCGGTCGGGGTCCACTTCCTGGCGGGCTCGACTTTCACCAAGATCAGCGACGCGCTCGACGGCTCCGGGCTGCCCAAGGGCCTGTGGAATTCCGTGGCGAACTTCGGCGGCAACCAGTTGAGTTCCGCCAAGGCCAACATCTTCAACAAGAAAATCTGGATGATCCTGGCGACCGTGATCGACCCGATCAGTTTGACGCAAGTCAACAAGATATTTCTCTGGGGTGGCCAGCGCTGGTGGTCCAGCCAGCAGGACGTGACGCTGACGTTCATCGCGGCTCAGGAGATCAACTCGGTCTACACGGCTTACGGGACGGATGGCACGCACATCTACCCGCTGTTCCAGACCCCGTCGACCGGCTTCACCAAGACCGTGCAATCGGGACTGTGGGACGCGCCGGGCGGCTACGTCAATCAGCGGGCATCGAACAGGCTGTTCGGCTTAGCGTACTTTTTCGACGCGACGAACGACAGTTACACGGTCACGATCGACAACGAGACCGGGTCCACGCCCCCTTACACGATCACGGCCGGGGGTGTAGGTTACGCCGTCATGCCGCCGCAGGCAGTCGGGCAGACCGGGGTGCTGGAGGGCATGACCGTCACGACGACTGCCAAGGACATGTCTTTGTTGAGCGCGGCGCTCGACACCGCGATCGTGCAGTACCGAGGTTAACCCGCTGACGCGGGTCGAGGATCAAAATGCCGCTTGCCCAGCTTGCTGCCGTCCCGAAGACCAACGCCGACTTGCAGGCGTGGCAGTTCGCCAATGTGGCGAACCATCGGGACATTATTCGGCTGACACTGGCTACCAGAGGCGTCGACCTGACCGAGTATGCCTTGCAGCCGTTCGATCCGAATAACAAGGCCAGTTTCGACGCATTTTTGGAGCTGCACCAGCAAATGCACACCGCGATGGACAGCGCGCTCGGCCTGCCCAGTTACGCTTTGAACGAGCTTGACTGGAACGAGCCGAACCAGCTTGCCCAGTGGGTGCAGACGCATTACAACGAACATCAAGCCGCCAGCAGCCTTTTGGGAGTTTCGTGATGTCAGTTGTCGAGATCGAACGCCCGCTCGTCACGCGTAAATTCGGCATGGCCGACCTCCAGAAGCACGGTGGCTGGATCATGAAGCGTCTGCAGAAAGTTCGGCCGCACCTGTCCGAGCCTCAGATCCTGACCTGGCTCAAGGGCATCATCGTGTCCAACGAGTTCCTGTTCCTGTACCAGGAGCACGGTGTCGCGTTGGCGCAGGCGATGCGTGAGGAGACGCTCGATCCAAGCCTGATCGTGCGCGAGCGTTTCGTGTTCGCCGAGGAAGGCTTCGAGAAGGAAGCGGCCAGCTTCTACGCTCACTTCAAGTCGTGGGCGGTGGCGCAGCAGGCCAAGATCCTGATCGTCGAGGAGATGACCGACGTGCCGCACGACTTGATCAAGGAAGAGGTCGGCCGGGTGTACGAGCGCAAGCAATTTTTCGCCCGCTTGTGAGCGGGCAAGCGAGGATTCATGAGCTTCATCGACAGTGGCTCCGACCAATTTGACGCTTTCTCGGGCGGCAATATCTCGACCCAAGGGGCTGGCGGATATCCGGGCGCGGCTCCCTCCGGCGGGGGCGGATCAAATCCGTTGAGCAGCATCTTCGGTGGCAATACCGGCGCCGAACTCGGCGCGGGCGTAGCCGGCGGCGCGCTGCTGTACGACATCTTCCAAGGCAACCAGCCAACCCAGCAGGAAAACACGCTTTCGGGAGCCGCGTCAGCGGCAGGCGCTCAAGCCACCAGCCTCACCCAGCAGGGGCAAGGCCTGGAGAGCTACTTGACGCAGGGGACACTCCCGCCTGCGCTCCAGGCCGCGGTCGATCAGAAGGTGGCGGCGGCCAAAGCATCGACCGTGCAGCAGGCCGCCAACACGACCGGCAACGCGAACCCGACCCAGAACAGTGCCTTGACCCAGGACTTGAACTTCCAGAGCGAGCAGGGCTTGACGCTGCAGGGCCAGTTGGAAACGCAGCTCGCCCAGACCGGCCAGGGGCTGATCAGCTCGGGCGCCCAGTACGCGGGGTTGCAGAACCAGGACTTGATTGCGCTCGGGCAGGCGCAACAGCAACAGCAGGCCGCGACCGGCCAAGCCATAGCGGCCTTTGCGGGCGCACTCGGTAAATTGGCGTTTGCGTAATGGAGACGCTCGTTCGAGTGACGGCTCCACACTTTTGCGCTGGCTTCGTGCTCACCGATCGGCGAGTGACTTTCGCGGCGCCAATCTTGAAGTGGACTGTTGGTAAAGATCCGGCATGGTTGAGCGCGTATTTTAAGCGTAAGAGATGGAAAACCGAGGTAGTGAAGGCTCGTGGCTGAACCGCAAACCGATATCGCGTCGCAAGGCTGGTCATACGACGGCGTCAACGCGCCGGCTCCGTCCGTGGCCGGGGTGCCGAACTCGATTGATTCCATGACTCCTCCCGCGCCGCGGGACAAGACGCTTCCTTCCAAGACTGGTGGCGATCCGATCAGCGGCGGATCGGATATCTACTCGGGCGGCGCCGATCTCTACCGGCAGCATATCGCCCAGGAAGACGCGCAGAATTCCAAGACCGATCGGCTGGTGGCGCAGGATCGCCAGCGGCTGGAGAAGGCTCAGGCCCAGGAGGCGCACGCCCCGCAGGACATCCACGACTGGAACGAGGAGGCCCAGAAGGAGAAGTACGCCGCCAAGCCCTTGCAGTCGTTCGGCTCGCTCGGCGTGATCTTCGCGACGCTCGCGAGCGCATTCACGCACCAGCCGATGATCAACGCGCTCAACGGTTCGGCCGCCGCCATGAACGCCATCAAGGACGGCAAGGACGAGGAGTATAAGCGCGCGTTCACAGCCTGGAAGGAAAACACGGAGCTGGCGGTCAAGCGTCAGCAGATGCAGCACCAGACATACGAGGACGTGTTCAAGCTGCTGGACACCGACATCACGCTGGGCGCCATCAAGTCCAAGGAAGCCGCGCAACGCTTCGGCGACCAGCAGATGCTGTTCTTCATCGACAACGGCATGTGGGACGAGGCCGACAAGCTCAAGGCCAACCGGCTCAAATATGCTGAGGGGATTCAGGACTTGTCCGAGAAGTCGGACGACTATCATATGCGGGGATGGGCGTACCAGCAGAACTACGAGAAGCTGACGCCCGAGCAGAAGCAGGATCCCAACGTGGTCATGAACCTGTGGAACAACACCCACGGGATTGGCAAGACCAACGCGGACCAGCAGCAGCTTGTGAATTGGATGCTGAGCCATCCGATGCCGCCCGGCGACGACCAGGCGAAGCTCGGACAGTGGTTCAAGGATTATACGGCGTTTGGGCAGAGCCTGAAGAAACTGCCGGGCACGGCGGGCGTCACCACGGCCGATCGCGACATCGAGCGTGCCGTGCAGAGCGAGGAGGCCAAGTGGCGCCAAGAGGGCAAGTCAGAGGAAGAGATCGCTGATCTGTCGGCGCAGCGACGCAGCCAGCTTCGCACCGAGTCGGCCGGCGTTACCGGGAACCAGCGTGAGAAGGACGAGTCGCATATCGAGATGTACGATAACTCGATGGCCAAGATCGACGGCGTGACCGGCGTGTTGGATAAGTATGTTGGCGCGGCGGGCATCGCCGGCAAGGCAACCAGGACGGCCGAGCGCGTACGTGACCTTTTCGGCTCCAACGACACTGACCGGGTGCAGATGTCGCGCGACATCGAGTACCTGCAAGCCGTGGCCCCACAACTCTTGTTCGACCGCGCGGGCCGGCCGCTGGCTTCGGAGTCGTCGCGGATCAACGACATCATTGCGGGCCTGAATATGGGCGACACGACCGCCAACACGCTGCGGTCGCTGAAAGAGCTCAAGACGCTGTACCAGAAGATGCAGGCGGACGCGAAGAAGCGCCAACCCGCCTCCGGCGGGTCAAGCCCCGCTACTGCCACGCCTCCTGCCGCTCCGAAAGCGGCGCCGTGGGCCAATGATCCGGTGGTGCAGTAATGCCGGACCCTGATATCGATCCCGCTGACGCGGGACAAGTCACTCCGCCCGCGGCGGGCGGGGACGACCCTTCCAAGGCATATTTCGGTCCCGTCACCCGCAAGGGCGCCGAGGCCGGCGAAGCGTTCCAGGATCGGGTGCCGACCATCAAGGACGAGGACGGCTACGCGGCCCTCAAGCCCGGTTCGACCTACGTGGACCCCGAGGGCAAGACCCGGCGCAAGCAGTACACGGTCAGTGGCGACGCCGATTATGATGCCGTGCCGGAGGGCGAGTCCTATGTCGACCCGCAGGGGCAGACCCGCCAGAAACCCAAGTACGAGCCGATCGATTTCACGGCGCAGACCCTCTACGACATGTCGGTCAACGACAAGGAGCGCCGCAAGGCGCTGGAGCGCTCTTACCCTGGCAAGGTCAAGGAGACCCCCACGGGCGAGCTCTATGTCGAGGACGAGGGCGGCAAGATGCGCAAGCCGGGGCACGGTGCGCAGGCCACAGGCGGCTTCCTGACCTCTCAAGCGGCCCCGGTACTGGGTTCCCTCGCGGGTGAATTGGTCGGCGGCGCGGGCGGCGCGGTTGGCGGCAGCGCGGTCCCTGTGGCCGGCACGGTGGCGGGTGGCGTGGCCGGCGGCATTGCCGGGGCAGCGGCTGGCGCCGGCGCCGGACAGGCGTTCAACGACGCCATTCTGCAGCTCGCGGGCGTCTACGACCGTACGGGCGGCGAGGAAGCCGAGAACCTGGGCTTCGCAGCCGGCACGGCAGGCGCGGGCTCGGCGATCGGGCGTGGCGTTGCGGGCGCCTATCCGTACCTCAAGGGCAAGGTCACGAATGCGCTACCGGCACTGGCCGCCAGGATATCAGGCGCCACGGAAGCCCCGGAAGGTCTGGAAACCGCGATCGCGCTCCGGGAGAAGGGCGTCCTGGTGCCGCCTTCCATGTGGGCGCCTGAGTTGCCGCACGTCATCAACGTGGCGGAGGCGTTCGACCCGGCGTTCCGTACCCAGAAGCCGCTGATGCAGTCGGCGACCCGCCATTACGAGGACCAGGCGAAGAATATCATCGAGATGACAGGCGCCACGCCGCCGAAGTCGGTGGTCGACCCGACCGCGGCGGTGCCGACCAAGGAGGCTGGCGAAATAATATTGCGCAAGACGCTGGCCGAGTCGGCGCAGGCGGACGCCAAGCTGCAAGCCGCCATCGCGGCGCGCAAGACCGGCGGGCTTGTGGACAGGACGGTGGCGGGAGCCCAGCGCGAGGCCTTGTCCCTGGCGGCCGAGGACGCGCAGCGCGCCGCGCAGGCCCTGATCGACCAGGGCTACCAGCATATCAACCAGTCGATCGAGCAGGCCGCGCGTACGGCTGGCGCCGGGCACAATAGTGGCGACCTCTGGCAGATGGTCGGCGACCAGCTCGTGGCAGTGCGGCGTGGCGTGCAGGAACGCGCCAACACGATGTATAATCAGGCCGACCAGCTTGCCGAAGGGCACCTGCCCAACGTCGAAGGACTGCCCGAGCTTGCCGAGCAGTTCGCCAACGAGCTGCCGGAGGACTTCCAGCGTAACCAGCCCGGCATCGTGCGCCAGCTTCGCGCCATGGCGGGCGAACGCGATCCCGAGACTGGCGAGTGGATCAGGGAGCCGGCGCAGCCGACCTTCGGGCAGTTGCACAATCTGCGCTCGCAGATGCGGTCCAACGCGGACTGGTATCGGCTCAATTCCGACATCAAGAACGGCACCTACAAGTTCTTCGCCAACCGCGTCGACGACGCACTTCATGATCCGGCGGCGTCGCCCGAGCTCCAGGCGGCGGCTGGGCAGCTCGATCGCGCCGATGCGTTTTATCGCGAGAACATGCGGATCTTCGAGGCCAACAACATCAAAGCGATCACCAAGGGGCTCGAAGCTGGCGAGCCGGCCGATCCGAACGTGCTCTACAAGGCGATCGTCAAGGAAGGCCACACCGACCTGACCAACCGCATCCGCAACATGATTGGACCCAATCTGTGGGCTGGCGTGCGTGCGGCCGACATGCGCGACCTGATGCAGTCGAGCATGTCCAAGACGACCCCGGACGTGATCGACGGCTCGGCGTTCTCACGCAATGTGCTCGATCGCTACCACAGCGGCGTGCTGGAGACCGTGCATGGCCGTGAAGTGACCCAGAACCTGCTGGAGCAGGTGCGGCGTATTGCCATGCTGGATGGCAAGCTCGACATCCCGGTACGTCCCGGCGACACCGTGACGGACGTGATCCAACGTGCCCGGTTGGCTTCAGACGCTGCCAAGGCCCAGGCCAAGGCTGACCCGCTCAAGACGCTCAACGGCGAGATGCGCAAGGCCGAGCAGGAAGCCAAGCGCGACGCGTCGAAGATGCGGCTGCGTCAGAAGCAGGACCCATTGGGCTTCCTGTACGACATCACCACAGGCGCATCCGAGGCGGTCGATCGCATCCTCAACAACGAGGATTTGATCCTGGCCGCGGAGGCGCGCTTCGGTCGCGAGTCGCCTGAGTTCAATGCCCTGCGGCAGGTGTGGGTGCAACGCATCCTGCGCGGCACGCTGGAGCCCGGCCAACGGCTCGGCGGCACCGCGGGTAAAGGCGGCGTCAGCGAGGAAGTGCAGCGGATCATGTTCCCGGGCGTGCGCTACGACGAGATGAAGCAGCTCGCCAAGGAGATGACGTACCTGGTCGGCGTGCGCGACCCTAACAATCCCGGCAAGTCGATGGCGGCCACCGCCAAGGTGGAGCACCCGTGGTCCGGCATCGCTGGTAAAGGTGGCGAGTACCTGCCGAAGATCCCCGGCTTCGACGCCGTTGCTCGTATGATGCTCGGCAAGTATTTCAAGATGGTCACGGACCTTTCGAACAGCCCCGCGCTGATGCGCTTCGTGCAGAAGGGCCTCAAAGGCGACCCGGCGGCAGTTGCGCGCTCGCGCGAGGTGTTGCAGCGTGTCATGCAGAAGGGCGGGGTTGCGGGCGCGGCTGCGGGTGAATCGATCTACCAGACTCCGACCGCGGCTGGAACGTCGCCGATACCGGTGCAGTAGATGGCCAACTTCGAATCCGACATCCACGCCCTGGCATCCAAGATCGCCGAAGAAGCCCAACAGGACGGGGTAAGTCTCCAAGACCGGTTGGACAGCCTTGGGAAGCTGACCGCCTACTATGCGGCATACCTCAAGGCGAAGGGCGGGGATGACGACGAGCCCCAGTCGTTCGCCGAAGTGATCGACCGCGCCCGCGTTCAGGCCGGGGCTTCACCCGCCGTTGGCGGGCGAGAAAGAGACCCGGTAAATGGCGGAACCAGCGCGATTCCAATTGGTCGAAGAGCCCGCTGACCCGCCTGCCGGCGGGCAAGTCGAGCCCGTAGGGCAGAAGATCGCCACGGACGCCATTTTCCTGGCACTGCGCACGCTCTCCCAGAAATCCCTCGTGGCCCTGGCGTCGCTGTTCACCCTGATCACGGTCGGATCGGTCTTCGCGCTTTGGTTCAAGACGCCTGATCCCAACACGTTCCAGATCATCAGCCTGTCGATCTACGCGAGCTTCGTGCTCGCCGCGAACTGGATCGTGCGGAGGAAGTGAAAGTGCTCAAGCGCCTTCTTGTCGCGTTCGCGCTGTGGGGTCTTGCGCCTCCTGCGTATTCTCAAATTTTACAATCTGGTTCCGTGACTCCGGGGCACATTCCGGTTTGGACCAGTAACGGGATTCTTCAAGACGGCGGTACGGCTGCCAACCCGAACGGCCTCACGAGTCTTGGAATTACAAATAATGGCGGTCCTGCGCTATGCGCCAACAGCGCGCCAATCATCGGCGCCTATAACAGTCTCTGCTTCTCAGTTTCCAGCTCGGCTCCCGCGACAATCTCCCTGCAGAATTACGGTGGGGCCACGTCCGAGACGCTCAATTTTCTGATCAACGGCATCAGTTATCCGTTTCCTGGTTCCTTGAGCACGATCACGCTCGGCACCACGCCGATCAACGGCGGCCCGGTCAATGGTTCGTGTCTTTTTGTCAACGGCACTGTAGTAGGGCAGCAGACGTGTTCGCTCTCCTCGATCAGCGCACTGACCGGAGACGTGACGGCTACCGGACCCGGTTCGGCGGCAGCTACTCTGGCGACGGTCAACCCCGATACCGGCACTTTCGGATCTTCGGTCGCCATTCCGATCGTCACGGTCAACAACAAGGGATTGATTACCTCGATCTCTACGGCGGGGATCGCGTCAGTGGCCGCCAACACGCTGACCGGAACCACGCTTGCCAGCAACGTGGTCAATTCTTCGCTAACGACTGTCGGCACTATAGCTACCGGAGTCTGGCAAGGGACTATCTTAGCCCCGGGCTTCGGCGGAACCGGGGTCAATAACAATTCCAACACGTTGACACTTGCTGCGTCGCTGACGACGACCGGAACCGCTACGCCAACACTGGCATTCCCGACCGGCAGCGCCTACACATACACGTTCCCGGCTGCGACGGACACGGTTACGTTGCTGGCGGCATCGCAGACCTTGACCAATAAGACGATCAACGGCGCTACGCTATCGGGCACAATTGCGGGTTCGCCGACACTGAGCGGCTCCAACTTCGTTACTCTCGCCAATATCGTCCAGGACGGGACCGGCTATTCGTTGTTGGGCAACGTCAGCAGCGGATCGGCGAACTACGCCCCATTCACGATCGGAAGCCTGAGTCTGAAGGCTACGCCCGGCGCTAGTGATTTGGTGATGATCCAAGACGTGTCGGCGTCGGGGCAGATCAAATACACTACAGTTTCTGCTGTCGCTGCCGGCGCCACGGTCTCGTCCGTCAATGGTCTGACCGGGGCTTTGACCATCGCCGGCTGTTCCGGCGCGAGTACGACCATAACTTGTCCTCAAGGCGTAGCGGGAGATGCACGCAATCTCAAGATCGTCCAAGGCAGCACGACGACTCTCACGGTTACGGCTGACGAGATACTGACCGAGACCTCGCTGGGAGCCACGATCTACAAGGAAGCCAGCGCATCGCATACGTTGACGATTACGAACACCGGCGCCAATGGAATGGATACCGGCTCGGCGCCGACTTCGGGGTTCATTTGCGTCTACTCAATCACCAAAGGCGACGGGTCGACGTTCGCCGTGCTAGGGTCCAATGCTGCGACCAACGCCTGCTCGACGCTCTATCCAGGCGCGAGCATGCCTAGCGGCTACGTTGCCTCGGCGCTTATCGGCATATGGCCGACTGACGGGTCGGCGCATGTCGTGGTCGGTCTGATCCAGAGCCGAAAATTCTGGTATCAGACGCCGAAGACCATATCGTCAAGCTTGACTGGGTCGGCAACACTTACCAGCCTATCCATAGCTTCGGGTGTGCCGGCAACAGTTACTAAAACGGTGGATGCGATCGTTGGAACAGTGAGTTCGCATGGCGGCTCCGTCACGGCCGCGGGAGACGGTACTGGCATTGGGGCACAAGGACAGGGCGCCTCTACAGGAGCGTTGTTCGGGACTGCGTTTGGTGCGCTTTTGCCGGGGATAGCGCTCGTCACCTCTCAGATCATCTACTGGACGGAGAGCGGGGCCAATACTGGTGACATTGTCGCGATAACAGCTTTTACTTGGTAGATCCTCATGCCCAATAAGCCTCTCGTCATCGACATCTACGCGGGCGACAATTCGAGTGTGCCCCAACCGATCGACTTCGTGGCCGTGGCAGGCGCCGGCTACGTCGGCGTGATCCACAAGGCCAGCGAAGGCACCGGGCACGTCGATGCCATGTACACGATCCGGCGGCCGTTCGGGCTCAAGGCGGGTTTGCTGTGGGGCGCCTACCACTTCTATCACGGCGGCGGAGCCGGGGAGGCCGACTTCTTCCTGTCGTGCGCCAAGCCGGATGCCGCGACCTTGGTGGCACTCGACTGGGAGAGCCTGTCGGACGGCTCGGCGCCATCGGCGTCGAGCGCACGCGCCTTCTGCGAGCGCATCGAGGACAAGCTCGGCCGCATGCCGGTGATCTACTCGGGCAATATCGCCAAGGAGAAGATCGACGGCAACGACCCGTATTTTGGCAAGCACCGGCTGTGGCTCGCGCAGTACAGCAGGACCTGGACCGTCCAGGAGAGCTGGCAGGCACCTTGGCTCTGGCAGAACAACGGCGACTCGTTCGGCCCCGGGCCGCATACGGTGCCGGGCATCGTCGGCAACGTCGACAACAATACGATCGTGGACCCGATGACGGTCGACGAGTTGAAGGCCCAATGGGCGATCTGAGAGGAAGCGCGATGCGCAAGCTGGTATTCGGAGTCCTAGGGCTGCTCTGGTTCCTGCCCGCCTGCGGCGGGTTGACTCCGGCGCAAGCGCAACAAGTCAACCTCTACTGCTACCAGGGGCCGACGAACCCCCAGTGGGCGCCTTGCGCCTCGGGTAATCCGCTATACGTAAGCGCGTCGGTTTCGGCTTCGATCACGGGCTTTCCTGGCACGACCCAGACCACCGGCACTCCGATTTCGGTTACGACCGGCGGCGTCACCGGCACTCTCCCGGCCGGCGCCGAGGTGGTGGCCAGCAACGCCGGGGCCACCAACGTAGCGTATTGCAAGCTTGGCGCGTCGGCTACGACTAGCGATCAACCAATTCCGCCCAATAGCTGGTTTGGGTTCACGGTCGGCACCAACACGCAGCTCACCTGCATCACGTCGACCTCGACCACTACCGTCAACATGGTGGGCGGTTCGGGCCTGCCTACGGGCTCGGGTGGAGGCGGCGGTGGCTCCGGTTCCTCCGGTGCCGTCTTTGGCCCCACGGCAGCCGGTAGCGCAGCCGCCAATCCTCCGGTGCTGCTGGGGGGAACACAGAATGGCGGCGCAACCGGCACTGTGCAAAATGCGGAAATCGACAGCAGCGCGAATTTGCATATCGACGCACCGAACGGTTCCAATCTCGCAACCTTAATCGCCTCTCAAATTCCAGCTTGCACGAGTAGCCCGTGCAATCTCATTGGCTATGTGAGCAACGATCCGTGCGCGTATGGCAATAAAACCAATGTGGCCTTCACCACAAATGGCACTTCGTCCGTACAACTCGTTGCTCTGTCCGGCTCAACGACAATCTATGTTTGCGCGCTCCATTACGTGGTCGCCGGGGCGACGACGGTGGCTTTTACGACCGGGACCGGAACTGCGTGTGCGACCAATAATGCGGCAGTCATCGGCAGTACGACCACCAACGTCGCCAACAGCATGTCATACGCCGCAAACGGCGGCGAGACCTACGGTAACGGTTCCGGAACCATCGCAAAGGGTGCAGCTTCCGCCGAGTTCTGCATGGTCAACGGCACGAACGTCTATGTGTCCGGGAATCTAACCTACGTCCAGCTATAGCCGTGATGCCCCATCCGTCACTCATCGGGGGCCTATGATGCGCCGCGCCATCCTCGCCCTAGCCCCGGTCGCCCTCTCGGCATGGCTCCTGGTCGCCATCCTGGGGGTGTTCCTGTCTGCGCCTACGCACGTCAAGGCGCAATGCGGGATGATGCTGTGTGGGGTGGGAGGTGGCCCGAGTGGGGGCACCAACTTCCTTTTGGCCAACACTGGTTCAGCGCTGCTCGTTAATACCGGCTCGAAATTCCTAATCAAGTGAGATCAACCATGAAAATCACTATAGCCGCCTTCCTTGCCGTTTTCACTATAAGCCCTGCATTGGCCGATTCCACAATTAATGCTCTGAGCGCAGGTTCAGCTCTTGGCGGGACCGAGCAAATTCCGATGTTTCAAACTGCCAACCCAGCGGTCACGACAACGCCGAGTGCGATGAAGACGTTTACGTCAGCGTCTCCCACCTTTACCGGGACAGTCACCTTTCCTGATGGAAGTAGCTGGGCATCATCGGCGGTAATTGTCGTTTCTGGGTCTTCCGTAAACTGGAACTCGGACACTTTCCTGAATCGGGCCGGGGTGGGCACGTTGGCTTTATCCGACAGCACGACCGCGTCTGAATTTTATACTTACAACACGGTCGATACAGTGACGGGCCCCACCAACTATGAGCGGGGCGTCTTTGGGTTTAAGGACGTGACGAACGTCCTGACGATCGGAACTCAAAAGGGCGGGACTGGATCAACAAGAAATGTTGAAGTTTTGGTTGGAGGAACAAACCAACTCGATTTCGGAATAACCGCGGGAGGCAGTTGGACGTTTGGGTCTTCGATAGGAGTGAGCGGTAATATCACGTCCAGTTCAAGCAGCGCTGGTGGGGCGATAAATCTCACCAACACGAGCGGCGGCTACGGCCTGCGCAATGGCAGCACTATTATCACATCCCCCGTGAACGCTACGCTTCAGTTTGGTGCCTCTGATGCGGCCTCTCCTGTTGCCCAAACGATTCAGCCCCAATCTGTATCAGCCGGCAATACCAACGTCGCTGGCGCAACGTTCACCGTCGCTGGGTCAAAAAGCAACGGCTCAGGCGGCGGGGATGTAGTGTTTAAGACGACGTTGAGCAGCGCGGCCTCCGGTACTCAAAATACCCTGGCAACCGCTCTGATACTAAAGGGTGGGACGCAGACAGTCCAAATGCCAGCGCTTACGAGCGACGCCGCACAAACTGATAATACTCTTTGCTGGAACTCAACGGCCGGCCAGTTGTACGCTGGAAGCGGGACTCTTGGAATTTGTCTCGGGACATCGTCTATGGCGGCGGCCAAACGTGATTGGAGGCCGATTGATAGTGCGCTGGCCAAGATAGCCGATCTGACGCCAGGAAACTATTTTTACAAGCAGGGATTTGGCGACAACGGAGCGCGGCTGCAATATGGGTTTCTTGCGGAGAATTTTGCTGCGGTACTGCCAAAACTCGCTAGATACGACGCGGATGGAACTCCGAATGGGATCGATCTTGTCGGCTTGATACCGTTGCTGGTGCGCGCGATTCAAGAACAACAGGCCCAAATTGAAGAATTGAAGCGACGCCACTAAGATGATGCATTTTAAGTTTAACGCATTCCTGATAAGGCTGTTTCAAATAGCAGCGATCGTTTGCTGCGCAAACGCAGATGCATGGCCGCCTCATGGATTGCCTGTGGGGGCTTCCGGGTTTGCGCAACTCAATCTCGGCGGCGGGGATTTGATCCCGGCGGACTTCATCAACATTTTGCATGTAGGATCAGAGGGATTTAGCGGAGGTGCAACTCCCCAGACGGCCGCGCTCGACGCAAACGGCTACCCAACGCAGTCGTTTACAGGGCTTGTGAGCATCACGTTCAACAATACGTTCTGGACCGGCACGCAATACACGGCGATCTGGACGGCGGGAACGCAACTTCAAATAGTGAATCTCGGAACAAACTCGTCTTGCTCGTTGACGGGAACCGGCGGAAGCGTGTCGGGTTGCACCGGCGGTAATGTGACGCTGACGATTAGTGGGGCCGGTGCTGGCTCTATGACGTGGACAACATCGACGTTTTCTTTGCAATTTCCCGGCGCCGGAAGCTATGGCGCAGCAGGCACCGCGAGCCTCGCTATCGTCAGAGCCAGTGATGTGACGGCGTATACCACTTATGGGCCTGCGGTTGATTATCGCGGCTTGTTTACGCCAGAGCAGATTGCCGCGCTTCAAGGTGCTCACGCACAAGCCATTCGGCCAATGGGATGGGTCGATGCGGGACCGGCCGGATTATCGACAGACGTTCAATGGGCTTATCGGTCTACGCTTTCCAGCCTGAGTTGGACCTCGCCTCGCTTTCCGCCGTCTGTTCAGTCCTCCAGTATTACCTATTCCAGTACAAGCAGCGGAGGCTGTTCTGCTACCGGCGGGAGTTTAGAGCTATATACTGCCGCTCCAACGACGGACACTCCTGGCACCCCTAGTGATGGGTCGGTAATACAGGGCTCGCTGTCTTCGGCCAACACGACCACATCCCCGATGCTATGCGTTGGGGGGGTTGCGTATCCAATCGTCACGATGTTCGCCCTCGCGCCGTCTGCATCTGCGGTTGCTGTGGGAAACGCAACCTTCATTTTCGACGGCGTCCTCAATAAATGGCTATATCAAGCCGGGGGCCTGACGGGGACAATTCCGATCGAGGCCCAAGTTAGCATGGCGAACGGACTCAACGTCAATCTGTGGGCAACAATTCCGTATCTTGCAAACAACAACTATATAACGCAGGAGGCGGCGTATGTCTGTGGAAACCTGAAATCGACACTGTTCTATGAGCCGGAATATACCAACGAACTGTGGAATTTCGGCTTCCCCGAGACGCAGTGGGCCTTCCAGCGCGGTCTGGCGATGGGATTCCCGAACGCGAACAACCAGCCGTACAACGATTTCTACGGAATACGTGTTGCTCAGATCATGGGATCGCTCATCCCGGCCGCATGTTCTGGTCAAATGTCCAGAGTTCGTCGGACCTTGATGTCCCAGGCGGAGGCCAATCCGCCGACGACGGTAAAGTGGCGCATGGGTGGATACGATTTGGCGCCATCTGGTACGAGCACGGGTATAGGAAACGCCGTTTATAGTGCCTACACCGGGAGCGCCGATTACACCACCTTCCCAAATAGGCCCATCGACGTGGTCGATGTTATTGGGTACGCGCCCTATACCGCCGGGACAAATTTCAGCGACCAAAGCTCTAACGGGGGCACCACGGCAACTGCCAACAATGCGTCATTTTTACAAACACTAGCAACTGCATTCGCGTCCAATGCGAGCGATCCCACCTCACTCGCGTCTCTGGATAATGACTTTCGACAGGGTACGGTCGCTGCGTTGACGTACAATTCCGGCACGGCCACGACGTTCTCATGCCCGACAGGAACCACATTCAGCACGTCAGCGGCGCATGGTTACTCAGCGACATCCACGATTCAAACTGGCAGCGCCAATAATATGATCGCGGTGTTTCAAGCGACTGGCGGTACGGTGTGCAACGGACTCACGGCGGGTACGGGATACTGCTTCGTTAATGTAACCACGATGACATTCCAGATTGCCGCATTCGCGTCGAACGGTGGCTGTGGTTCGACGCCAATAAGTGTCAGCCCGGGGACCGGGGTCACTTCGGTCGGTCCGGCGAATGCAACCAGTTTGATCGGATTATTGTCTGAAATTCTTCCTGCATGGGAAGCGATCGCAGAGGGATTCGATAGCCAAAGACCAGCAGGAATGGTTTCGTTGCGGGTCGAGTGGTATGAGGGCGCCCCGCAACCAGTGACGCCAAGTGCAACTACGCTAACAAATATTGGGGTTTTGGTTCCTCCTGGCAGCGGGACAGGCGCCGCAGCAAACACTGCGTTGCAGGCTGGATTGCTCGCGTGGAAAAACAGCGCTTCGCCTGCCGTCAACTACGGAATACCATTCATGGCTTCGTATTTTGGGCAGTTTGTAAACCCGAGCTTGTTCCCTCATTCCAAGGTGCCGTCACATCTAGTGCTCCCTGGGGGCGGTCAATATTCGCTGCTGTCGGCGGCATTGCCAAATTCGACACCCTACCAGCTCTACTATGGCTTTGCGCAATTTAACTTCCTGCTCAAACGCGACTTCGCCCCCGCAGCCAACGACAACACGCCGATGTTCCTCCCGATGGTGGGGTAGGGAGCCCGCCGCTGACCGCCGCGCTGTGACGAGCTTGTCGGTAAAGCCGGTTTACAACCCGCCTCGAATTATGGCACAAAGGCGAAACGGAGACACTCATGGACGCCCCTTCATCGGCCGACATCCAGCGCTACATCCGCTTCGCGTTCGCGCTCCTGTCAGGCGCCCTGATCAACGCCGGTTTCGGCACCAGCGCCACCTGGGCGCCCTACGCGGGCGTTGCCGTGGGAGTCGGGACCTTCCTGTGGTCCCTCTACGGCAACCGCCTCATGGCCAAGATCAACGAGCTCGCCGCCACCGGGCAGGTGGCCGCCATCGTGGTCCACGATCCGCTCGTGGCGGATGCCGCCCCCTCGACCCTCGTCACCTCGACGATCGACACGACCGTCACCAAGAAACCCTGAAAGGACACCTCCTATGCGCAAGCTCCTGGCCTTGCTCCTCCTGCCCGCCGTAGGCGGGTGCGCTCTCTTGTCGGGCGAGATTCAGAACCCGATCAATTACAACCAGCTCGGCGGTGTCGAAAGTGCCTACGGCATCGCGCTCTCGGCGGCGGTGGCCTACCGGAACCTGCCGCTCTGCAGGACCGGGACGGTGTCGACCGTGACAGCCGTCTGCGCCCAGCGCAGCATTATCCTCAAGCTGCAGGCCGCCGATCTCACGGCCGAGAACGCCATTCAGGCCGCCAATGCGTTCGTGGCCGCCAATCCGACACTTAGCGCATCCGCCGTCATCACGGCTGCCGAAAGTGCGCTCGCCGGGTTCCAGGCGATCGAAGCCGCTTACGGCATCCACTGAAGCTGTCATACAGAAAAACAGGAGCACTTTCCCATGGATCCCACGACAATTCTTGCCGCCATCGCGTCGGTCATCAGCGAGGCGGTCCAGATTGGGCCTACGGTCATCACTGCCGCCGAGGACGCGGAACCGTTCGCGCAACTGATCTACAGCTTGTTCGAAGGCACGACGGTCACAGCGGCCCAGATCACTACGCTGCAAACCAACTTGGCGGCTTTGAGCGCTCAGTTGCAGCAACCGCTCCCGGCTGACGACGGGACCACGACGACGTGAGGTGGGCTTTTCTATTCCTTCTGGCAACCTGTCCCGCGACCGCGGGGCAAGTCAGCCCGCCGCTGAGCGTCGCCGGGGCATCGGCCGCGCTCGCGCAAGCAGGCGTGCGAGAAAACGTGTCGTTCTCAATCGGGCCGTACCGATACCAGGTCGCAAGGATCAAGACCACGAGCGCCGGCAAGAACGCGTTCGCGCTCGTGATCGTGCTCAAACCGCTGCCTATGGGAGACTGACGTGCAGAGCCTGGGGCAACTGTTGAGCGGTCTCGCCGATCTCATCTTTGCCCTCGTGGCTCTTGGAAGTTTTTTCATGGCACGGCGCAACGCGAACAACCTCCACGAGTTGACTCAGAATACCAACAGCATCAAAGATGCGCTGGTCAAAGTCACAGGCGAGGCCGAACACGCCAAGGGCGTTTTGCAAGGATTCGACCAGGCGACCAAGAGCAGTCAATAAGAAAGTTCCCAATGGCCCCCGGAGAGTATCGCGAGCTCGATCGCCTGGTAGCAGGCTTGGCGGCTAAAGTAGAAGCTTTTGAGTCTCACTGGAAGGCGCAAGACCACCACGCGACCGAGGGGCGCAAGGTAATCTACGATAAGATCGAAGATCTGAGTCACGATTTTCAAGCCGTCAGTTACGACGTTCGAGATTTGAAAAAGGACGTTGGGCAGATGAAACCCACCGTCGATCGTCTCGATAACTTGCGCGTTGAAGCAACAGGCATCGCCAAAGTTGGCAAGATCGGATGGATGGTGATCGGCGCACTTGGCTCAGGGGTGCTGTGGACTATCGATCATTGGGCGCTGCTTGCGCATCTGACTCACTAGTGGGTTTACCCGCCGATAGGCGGGCCTCATTTCTACCGCATTTTGTATCTTGGTTAGCAGCCTCAAGCTGGGAGGCTGATCATGAAGACTTTGCTCGTTTTGTTGCTTGTTGTGCTTGGCGCTAGCCCCGCGCTTGCGAGGCATCATCCGCCGACAGGCGGACATCACCACGCCTACCGCGTGGCAGGCCATCGGGGACACGGCCTCCCCTGGTGCGGTATTTGGATGCAGCAACACACCGGGATCCGAGCGCCAGGTTTGGCACTGGCACGCAACTGGGCACGCGTGGGCAATCCTGCAAGCGGCCCGGCGCCCGGTATCATCGGGGTTCTGCCGCACCACGTTTTCCAAGTGATCCAGGTGCTGGCGCGCGGGATGGTGCTGGCAATATCTGGAAATGACGGGAACGCGGTACGCACGCGTCCTCGATCGACAAACGGCGTGATTGCTTGGAGAAGAATTTAGGTAGCAGTTTGCCCATCAGCGAGCATTTCTAAGGCCCGGTGGCGTTTGATCCCATTCCAGACATGCCGCCTCCCACTCACGCCTTTGCAATGGTGTCAGCCTCTCAATTAATGGCGAGCCACGATCTCCGATAAAAACACGCCAGACTTCATCGTTGTTAGCGAGTAGATATGCTTGGCCATAAAGAATGTCAGCCCTAAGAAAATTCACGGCTCATTCCTTTCCTTGTGTAGCAGTCTGCTCACAAGCGAGCAGTTTTCTCGCTGCATGAACGTGCATCAACTCTATCGGATGCGCACTTACAATCCTGTCGTGGTCTGCGTCCGGGTAGGTGTCGCGCCAAGTCGTCACCTTCGATAGCGGCTCCAGCGCCGCCCGCAGCTTGGCGTTCTCGGCCTCTGCCTTCTTTGCCCGCGCAAAATTCTCCGCAGCGAGCGCATTGGACGCGCGGGCATCCTCCTTGAGGCTGGCGAGTTCGGCGTCCTTGGCCTCAAGAGCGGCGTCGCGCTCGAAATATGCAGGATCGGCGTGAGAGCCGTTCCAGTCGGGCTCTTGGGCGCCGCAGCAGGGGCAGCGCGCGTCAGCATTTGACACCATGTCGGGCTCCATAAATCAGGTATCAGCGCGAGGGTTGATCTGCACCGTGACCGTGTAGCCCTTCTCGGTCAGTAGGCGCAGTAAGATCAGGCCGCGGTCGATTGGATCGCCTACGTCCTTCCGGTTCGGATCGCCGGCCTCCTTCGCGATCCCTCCGAGCCGCCACGCATCGAGATTATCCATTGCTGCCGTCAGCACCTTTTGCTCAGCCATCTTTCCCCTCCTGTGGCACTCGCTCACCGTCTGCTACGCGACGCGCATAGTCTATGCCGGCCAAGAAGGCGTCGAAAATCGCCCATCCGTGCCAGACCGGGGCGCCGAGCCTATTTCCGTCAGATCTCCCGCAAAGTGAGTTGCGGAAGTCATCAGCGGCCCTAAGTTCATCAATCGGTCGCTGTGTCATCACGAAGGTTCCTTCTCACCGTCTGCGTCGGGTATTCGTTCGATCGTGCCGTCGTCCTTTCGACGCCAGCCGTCAGCCTCAAGGGCTTGGCGAACGCAGTGGAAGCCCTTGCAAAGATTCCGCATCGTGCATTGACCGTATGGGCACTGTGTCATCGTCTATGAATCCCTGCACTCGGATCGCATGCAGCTAATTGCGGATCGGGCGAATGGCCGATCGCTCGTGGCACCACAGATTGAGCAGGTATAGTAAAGTTCCCGCTGGAACTCAGTGCCATCATCTCGACGAACGGTTTGCACCTGGATGATGCGGCCACCCTCAAGCACCTTCTCGGACTGCTCGATCACGGTTTCCATCTTGGCCTCATTCGTGTGATGACTGTGAATGCTCGGCCAGGACTTGAAGGCCGAGTTCGCTGACCCGGAACTGAGTAACGGAGAAAAAACCGCGCACCGGCTCTTTTCCGCATTCCTCGACCCATCCGATCGTCTTGAGACGCCTGCGTATTATATGGCTGGGCGCGGTTCCATCGCACGGGAACCACGCGACCGGCTCCTTAATTCGGAACCATTTCAGGCCGTCAATCATTTTCTTTGTGGGCTTGATTGATATCATATTCATTTCTTCCTAAGTCTAGGAAGCGCGACATTCCCAAGGGCGCCCCTAACATTTCTGGTTTTTTCTTTACCGCTAATCCCAAATTCGGCTGCCGCGCGCCTGCGCCAAGCGCCCTTTGTGGCGCCGCAAAGGTCGTTCCAGCCAAAACGCTTTTCGGTCGCCGTGAACATATTCTGCGCCTTTTCCTCGATCTGTTCTTTGGTTGGCATCGCGTCGCTCGCTACTGAACTGCTACGGGCTGGATTTCGACCACATCAACCAGCTCGCGATCAATGTCGCGATGAATCTTGGATTGGCGGATCATGTCCTCGGTTCCGGCCCCGCCGGGGAACGCAATGACGCGCCTTGGCTTGTGATCCTTGAGCATGTCGAAGTTACGTATCGGTCCTGCGGATTTTCCGTGCCGCTGCCAATCGGCGGGACACGGCACCACATCAATCGCCATGCGATTGCCCCATACGTCGGCCATCTGGTCGGCGCCGGTTGGGCACTTTCCGTGGACGACCTTAGAAGGGCATCCCCACATGCCCATGAGCCGACCCATCACGTCGTCGAACATAGCCTGATCGGCAAAATCACGGCCGCCGCAGATCAGCCAAGTCTCGTTCGTTTTGATGACCACTTCGAACATCTGTTCAGTCCTTCTCGCGTAGCAGTGGACGGGCGCTATTCAACGCCGTCGTTTACGTCGATTATTTGCTTTGCCAAGGCCTCAAGATCGGGAATGCTGGCACGAAGTTCGCCCGCCATCTCGTAGCATTCACGTTCTTCGGGCTTTGGACCGGGGCGCACAATCTCGTTGACGATTTTATCAACTACCGACATGACGATTTTAGCAGCGAGCTTGCGCCGCTCGTCCTCTATGCGAGCGGTTTCCTGGTCGCGCCGTTCTTGCGCCTGCCGTTCATAGGATAGGCGCTCTTGTTTTGAAGCGAAATAACTGTGGCCCATGTTCATTCCTTCATACTGGACGGGTCAGCGACATTTAGTGCCCCCCGCCACCGCACCCGTGACCGCCGCAGGAGCTGTGGCCTCCGGAGCAGGAAGAGTGGCTAGAGCCACACGATGAGACGACGGTAGATGTTGCGGCGCAACTGGATTGCTTCTTAGCCGCCGCCGGACTCATAACTCCTACGGCAGCCACGGATGATGATGTCGGCAGAAGCCAGGAATCGCCAGCCTGCGCCTTGCGGCCGAACGTTTCAAAATAGGCCTGCGCTGTGAAATTCTGCGCCTTCGTTTCGTTGGCCGGACTGGCGCTGATCGTGGGGTCATGGTTGATGAAGCGGCCAAATAGGGTCTGGCAGTCAGCCGCATATTGTTGGGTATGCAGGATGTGCTCGTGCCAAAAAAGGTCTAAGTCGTCATCCCACGGCGTTAGAATGGAGCCTGGATATAGCATCAGCAGATAGAGGTATTTTCGATATTCATTTTCGGCTCGCTTGGCGCGGTCCGGCTCCCATCCATGGCGCTTTACCACCCCAGCGCCAATCGCTGAAAGTTCAAGCGCCTCGACCTTTTTGCGTTTGCGACCGAACATAACGTTCTCCTATATTTGAATAATTCTAAGTGTCACTCTCGACACGCGAGCGTCAGATATTCACTTTGTAGGTAGGCGGCAGGTTCTCTTTGAACCTATCAAATAATCGCTGGAGCGATTCCTGGGCCGAACTCCAGATCACATCCTTTCCTTGGTGGGCGAGCAACAGGGCGCATTCGACCTCCATCAAATCGATGTCAGTCCTAGTGTGCTTTTTTGCCTTAGCCATCCCATCTCTCCCTCGCGGCTCGGCCGCTGTGTCAGTCAGCCGGATCGTAGGTCGCGGCGAAGATGTCCGGCTTGCACGGGTACAGTTCATGTTTCACGCCGCGAATGATCCAGTCTCCCGGCATTGCCTTCATGACGCCCTCTAGCGTGCCGATGTGCATGCAGCCATCCCGATACGAGATGGCGCCGATCTCACCCGGGTCGATCGAGCGGGCCGCGCAATACCATTGCGGCTCATCACCCTCTATCTCGCGCACTGGGCCGAGAAACTTGACGGCCTCGATCACGACCGGCTTCTTTCTGAACTTCGCCATCCATCCCTCCTGTTGCCGCTCGTCACGAGGCGCGGTCAGTGCAGAAGATTGTTCGCCACAAAACCAAGTCCAAAAATTGCAAGGATGCACATTGCCCAATGCCAGGGGCAGAGCATGACGGTTCGCATTTGGCATCCGCACTCACACCGCTTGCTCATGCCCATCCTCCTCCGCTAGCCGCCCTCAGCGCGACTGTTCCACTCCCCTACCGCCTGCTCCATCGTCTCCCCATCAGGCCCGATGGCGCCGCACTCGCAACACACGGCAAACGTTTTGAGGGCGGTGCCATCGCTGCTCTCACCCTTGGCAAACGCATCCGGGGTCATCCCCGCAAAGCGGCCCATGTCGCTCCCGCAGAACGGGCACGGCTCAAGTTTCGGTTTGTCCTGTTCGACCATTTGCATCCTCCTGCGTCCCTCAGCGTCCCGATCCGTTCACCGTTGCTCGGATTCTGGCCACATACGCCTTGCGTTCTCGTGGCCCCATCAACGGGATCGGGAACCGCTTGTTCTTCCCAATCATACCCTCCAACGTGCCCAGGAGCGACTCGACCTGCTCCTGGTCCATAGGCCCCCCGCCAGGCTGGATGCCGCGCTTCACCCAGCCCCGCACGGTCGGATGCGGGCGGCCGAACCAGCAGGCGAGATCGCTCACCCGCAGGTTCCCCTTCCGCATGCACTTTTCGAGACGGGCTTGGATCGTCACTTTTGCATCGTCCCTTCGACCCCACGCGCTATCCTGGCCTTCGTGCGCGATTTGAGCCATTCAAGCGCTTGCAGCGAGTGTTCCAAAGCCTCCGCGTTTTCCTTGCAGGCGAATGGACCTGCCTGGAACGAGCGCAGCCGATCGATGACGATGGCGAGTAGAGCCTCCTGCGTGAGCCCGTTGACGCCAACCTCGTTAATAGGGCCGTTCTGAAATTCGATATGAGTGATCGGGCCGCCAGGCCAACTCACTTCGTAGGCATGATTCGCTCCCCCCGCGCCCGGTTCGTCGGTAACGGCGATCTTGATCTGATCGTTGACGGGATTGGCGATGTGGTCGGTAATCATGCGCATTTTAGTCTCCTTTGGGTTTACCCCGCGCCAGCGGGGTCATGAGAACAGCGCGTCCAGCTCGGCCGTGATCGCGGCGTCCGGGGCGGCTCCGTTCTGGATGCCGAACCCGCCTGCGGCGGGTGAAGGGGCAGCTTGCCCGCCGGGAGGCGGGGTCGGCCGGAACGGAGCCTGGGCGTTCGGGTCGGGTAGCCCGCCTGCGGCGGGTTCGGCCTTCGGGCGGCTACGGCGCCTGCCTGTGGGGGCGGGTTCACCCGCCTGTGGCGGGCTAGAAGGGGATGCAGCCTGCACAGGGCCTGCGATTTGGGTCTGTGCTGGTGCCGTGGTGGTCGACTGGGAGGCCGCATTCTGGGCAGACCCCCCCGGCGACAAAGGGCCGCCCGCCACCTGCTTCACGGGTTCACCCGCCGTCAGGCGCGGTCGATCCGTCCGCCCCACCATGGCATCCGTGCCCTTCTCGGCCCGGATCTTGTTCCGAAACGTCGCCATCTTCTGGTCGATGTACGCCGTGGCCGCGAACGTCAGGGTGCCGATCACGCCCTTCTCGAACGAGATGCGGGTCATGACGCTGGCGACGCTCACCTTCTGGCCCTGGAACTTCTTGGTGTAGGCCCGCAGGTTCTCCAGGCTGTTCGGCGGCACGCGCAGCAGGAACACCACGTCGTCGTCGGGCAACGCGAGCGCGAGCTTCTGGGTCTTGTTGCACGCCGGCACGCCCTTGCCCGAGACCTTGGAGGTGGCGGAGCCCCAGACCGCCTTGGGGCAGCCATCACACGTCGCGTGCTGCGGGCTCGCTGCATTGATCGACGGAGCCACGCCGTTGTCGGACCAACAGTCGGGCGGCGACGGATCGTTGGGGTCATATGGCCGCGAGAAGAAGACCTTGGACGGATGCTCGTTCCAGTCGATGATGCACGCGTCGAAATACGGGATGCCGGTCTTGGGGTCGACCGTCGTGATCGGCTCCTCGTCACCCGCGCCGTCGACCAGCTTGAACCGGTTCTCGGCGATCGACACGTAGGGCGGCATCCCGACGCCGAGGTTCTGCGTGAGGGTGTCGACCGCGAACTGCTCGCCGTCGTTTTGTAGGTATGCGGGAAGTTCCGGAGGCATCAGATTAGTCCTTTCAGTTGTGATTTTCGTGGAGAGTCGGCGGCATCAGAGTTTGCCGGGGCGGGTCATTCCATTTCCGGTCTTCGTCGTAGAACGCGCGCATGTGTAGATCGCCGCGCTTGCGCGTGTCGAAATAAGTTGACGAGAACGACCAGCCGCACGAACAGCGGACAATATGGTTGCGCGCGTCAGTGCCTTTCTCGTAGCGCAGCTCGAGCATCACGATCTCCTGATGTTGACTCGGGTGAAAGCGGAAGTGGACAGGCCCGGCGGCAGCACGCCGTTGTGCTCCTCGGCGAAGCGCTTGACGGCATCTTTCTGAGGACTGGCCATGAGCATCTCGTTGCCGTATTTGTCCCAGTTCGTCTCGTCGAGCACGAAGTCGAGGAATTTCTCGCGGTCTTCCACCTTGACGCTGGTGATGACCGACCTGTAGGCGGTGCCGTGCTCGGTCTTGAACGAGTCGCAGCCCTGCTCGTTGAGCAGCTCCAGCAGCTTGTTGTCTGCGGCCTGGAGCCACTCGCGCATCGGCTTGTAGTAGGTGTCGAGCCGCGCCATCTCGGCTTTCAGGTACGTGTCGAGGCCGATCCTGGCCTTGATGATCTCGCCCGGCGTGTCGGGCATGGGGCGGAGGCCGGATTTGGTCCAGTCCCTGCCTGCGGCAGGCGAGCCTTCTTCGGTTTCGTCAGAAGTCATTGTTAGCGTCCCTTCGGTAGAAGCGCTTCTACGCTTTCGCACAGATCGGCAATTGCTTCTGCGATCATCTGACTTTTGTCGAGCGGCTGCGGCGCTCGCAACATCGTCGCATGGCATTGAAGCCAGTTTATCAGCGGTACCTTCGACGGATTTCGCATCAGCTCGTAAGCTAGTTCTATCTTCATAGCTCCCCTCGCTTCACCATGTCGAGCAGCATGCCCTGCATCGACTCGTTCTTTTCCAGACGGCGGAAGATCTCGCGTTCCAGCGAGTTGCTTACGATTTGGACGACCGTAACGGGATGCTTTTGTCCGGGTCGATGGGCTCTTTTGTTCGCTTGTAGGTAGAGCTCAGTACGGTCACATGGGCCGTACCAAACGACTGTTCGAGCAGCGTAGAGATTGAGCCCATGAGCCATTGTGCCAGGATCTGCGATGAGCAGTCGAGGGTTATCTGCTGATTGGAAAGCTCCAAAAATACGGTTTCGTTCTTTTTGGCTAGTTTCGCCATTGACCACCTCCCTGGACCAATCCGTCAGGTGCTTATACAAGAGGTTCACCACAGATGTCAACCCCACGAAGATCAACATTTTCCCCGGCGCCTCACGGATCACCGCCTTGAGTTCCTCGATGCGGTGCGTAGCGTCGACCGGGTGCGCCTTGTGGCCTTGGTCGTAAACGGCCCCGAGACTCACCTGCAGGAACTTGGTACGCACGGCAGCCTCGTTCACGGCCGTGATCGGCTGTCCCGACTTCACGGTCACCTGCAGGCTGCGCTTGAGCTCCGCCATGAGCTTCTTCTGCTCGACGGTCAGCTCCACCTCGCGCTGCTGCACCGTCATCGGCGGGCCATCCCACACTTGCGAGATGTCGAAGCGGATGGATGGGGTCAGCAGCTTGCGAGCCAGCTCGTAGCCGTTGGTCTTGGGCTTCCACTTGAAGTTGGAAACCTGCAGCATCGTCTCTAGCTGGAACGTCTTGAACGACTTGCCTTCGGCGTTGTTCACCAGCTTGGCGAGGCCGTAGGCGTCGGTCGGGGCGTTGGGGGTCGGGGTTCCGGTCAAGAGCCAGCGCCAGCGATTGCCGAAGACCTGGCGGGCTATTCGGTGCCGTTTGGTTTGCGCGTCTTTGTAAGCGGACGCTTCGTCTATGACGACGAGCCGGATATCGCTACGTGCCGCGAGCGCGGCAGAGAATCCATCAAGCTCCAGCTTCTTACGCGTATGAGCGCCTGTTCCAACCCCATCGAAATTGACGATGTAGAAATCTGCATTTCTTGCAAGCTCCTTGGCTCGCTTCTCAGGAGAGCCGTGGAGGATCGCAAGCGTTCGGCGAGACAGGAAATGCTTGAAGATGGCATCGGCCCAAACCCTTTGCATGATGGACAGCGGACAGACGATGAGCACCCGGAACGGCTTGTCGACCTTGGCGGCTTGCAGCATGAGCCAGTCGCAGGCCCACAGCGTCGACAGCGTTTTTCCGGTCCCCATATCCGACAAATTGAAACACTTCGGGTGCAGCACCATGAAGTTGGCGGCGAGCTTCTGGGTCTCGTAGGGGTGAATGCCGGGTTCGGCCGGCCAGTCGTATTCGGACATGATCGGCGGCACCGGATAGCCGAAGTGACGCAGCACCTGGCTCGATCGCAGGGTCCGCGGGACGGCCACCCCGCCTGCGGCGGGTAGAGCCCGGGCCTCCGGCATCGCGCGGATAAGCTGCTCGCGCCAGTAATCGGAAACCTGCGGGTAGACCAGGATGTTGCGCTGAGTGTCGTGAAAAAATTGGGTCATTGGAAACGCGCAAACTCTCTTTTTAATTTTTTTGCAGCCTGACAATATGCCTGATGTGCCGCTTGCGGGGAGGTGAACAGCCCTAGATAAATTCGCTCGTTTTTGTGTCCAATACACGCTTGCCATTTGCCGAGGGTATGTGTTTTGTACACCCCCTTGTAGCCGGAAGTGTTGTCCTTACGCATTTTGGAATTAGAAATATTCTGGTCTCTCGTCGCCTTTCTCAAATTTGAGAAACGATCGTTTCTTATTTTTCCGTCTTTATGATCGATGTGACTTTTGGCCCAAGAACCTTTAACATAAAACCATGCAAGTTGGCTAGATTGATAGGTTCTTCCAAAAAGAGTTATCTGTCTGTAAAAATCTTTTTTAGCCGTCCCTGCCTGAGAACCGGCAGCAATCCTTCCATTCGGAGAACATAGCCATCGCCACTCGCCGGTACGCTTATCGTAACGCAAGTAGCGCTTTAGTGTGGCCAGAGTCAGTTTCACGGAATGAATCCCTGAACGCGCATGTTCAGCAAATAGCCGTCGTAGCTGTCAAACCAAAAGGCAACGCCGCCAGCCGTCTGTATGTCCTTGATGATCTGGATCTGACGCGGCGTCGGCTTTTTCCCTGACGCTTTGGCCTCTAGGCCAATGAAACGACCGTGGAGACAGGCGAGATCATCGAGCGTCGGCATGCCGTAGCCCATCTGAACAGGACTGAAGCGATAGGCTCCCAGTTCCTTGAGGTGCGCTCGGTATTTGGCTTTGAGCGCGGATTCCTCGGTTTTCATTTGCGCCGACCATTGTGCTCACAATCAAAAACGTCGCACCACGCCTTACATAGTCCGCCTGGGCGCTTCTCCCACCCGCCTTCGGCGGGCGAGGGTTCCTTTTTCATCCGCTCCACGATGCCCGTGACGCGCGCCCAGGTCCGCTTGGTGTCCGATACGTCATGCACCTGCCCAAATCGCTTTTCCTTGAGCCACGCGTACTTCGCCTTGATCGTCTGAATCTGGTGGTAGCGCGCCTTGAGGAACAAGCCTTGGACTTCGAGCTCGAACGGGTCCTCCCGCACCGAGCCCGTCTTCCAGTCAACCAGATAGGCGGACGTGCCCGAGATCATGTAAACGTCAATGCGGCAGCGCCCCGCCGTGTCGTCGGAGAAGTGCCCAGTCGTGCCGCCCGTAGCGGTGAGTCCCAGCTTCACCTCGACCTTGGCGCCCTTGCCGTCGAACGGAGCGACTAGTGGCTCAAGGTGACCCAGAGCACCAGGAAGAGGCACGCCGCGACCAACGCGTAACTCAAGCGCTCGGTGGGCGACGTTGCCCGCAGCCATCTGCGGAGTCTCGACATACTTGATGTCCTTCTTGATGAATTTCCGGTAGAACTGATGCGGGCAGATGTCATCATACAGGTTGAGGCCCGTGTAGGTAAATGGCGGAAGCTTGTTCATCGGACCCCAGGCGGGTGATGCGCGGTCGAGCGCGGGTGGGAGGTCGAGGGCGTTCATTTCATCATGACAATCGCCAGCCAGTGACGATAAGCCTCGACGAATTCGGCGCGGTGGAGGTCGGGGTTCTCCCATGCGCGATACGCTTGCGCCTGGAGATCGGCGGGCCACAAGACGCAGGCGGCGTCGGCCCAGAGCTTGAATTTAACTCGATCGGTCGGAATTTCGTCGGCTGTGATCATCGGTTCACTCTGCAGAAGTCTGCGACTTTTCCTCAACGCGGCATCCGTGAGGCACATCCATCATCATGGCCTTCGCCATGGCGCTTTGACTGTTATCGCTCTCAGTCGCAGGCAAAGGTTCTCCGGTCGGAAGGACAACCCAATAGCTCGTTTGCTTGTTCTTCCGCATCTCACTCTCTCCTAGTCTGCGACCGGTTCGTAGGTTGCAAGGAAAATGTCGGGCTTGCAGGGATATTGCTCGCCCTTCACGCCCTTGATGATCCAATCCCCGAGATCGGCACGCATGCGACCTTCGAGCGTGTCAACAATGAGATCGCGCCCATCAAGCAGCCTGACCTTTGTTGCCCATTCCGGCCAATTGGCCGGCCGTTGTCCTGTCCACTGGAACGCCTCGATTACGACCGGCTTTTTTCTAAACTTGCTCATGTCATTCGTCCCCAGATAACGACGGCCACCAACGCTTGCAGAGGCGATCAAGCATCCGAAGTTGTTTGGCCGAAAATTCGACCGTGACCCTGCGGCGCTTAGCCATCTGTTCGCTGTCTCTCTATCAGCTGCGCAGCCATTCGCGGAAAATCTCTTCTTCTTGCCGAGAAAGCGGCTGCTCTCCGAGGTCGCTCCAGCGCTTGTAAAAATCTATGTCCGCGTTAGTGATGGGGCGTCGACCTAGGCTGTCCCTGATTGGTTTGGTCACGTAGCAGTCTCCTAGCCTAGGAAAAGATGCGATTCAAAGCATTCACGATCCGCCGCCGCGACTGCTTGCTCACGCCTTGAAGCTGCTCGATCATGGCGTAGCACAGCTTGCCGTCCTCCACCTTGAGGCCAGACGCGGCATCGAACAGGGCGGAGACCGGGAGGCGGAGTTCTCTGGACTGGCGGTGCTTGGTGCCTTTTCCTGTGCCTCCGTTGCCGCGAGGGGCGCGAGGGGCGCGAGTGGGCTTGGACGCCGGGGCAGTCTTGGCCTGCGGAGCGGGTTTGTTGGCCGCACGCTTTTTGCGAGTGGGCTTGCCCGCCTGTTCGGCGGGTGGAGGCGCGGGAGCAAACGGCGAGAAGCCTTCAGCCAGGTCTTCGACGTTGGTCGGCATGTTTTGGTTCCTTCAGAGGACAGGCACAAAGCCACTCAAGAAGTACAGCATACTCGCTATGGTGACCAAGGTCAACAGATGCGATGTGCCACCCACAATTCAAATAGTCGAGTACGCGGTCGTGGGTGACGAAGCGGAACCAGCCTACGGCTGGCAAGCCGCCTTCACCCGCCGTCAGGCGGGTCAGCGGGACCATCGCCATCCATACGGACAACTCGCGTCGTCCACCACCTTGGCCGGTTTATCCGCCGCAGGCGGACGGCTCACGTCGCACCGATCAGCGTCGCCCCAGCGGAAGCCGGACGCGCATGTCTTGTCGGGCCAAACTGCCCACCCCGCCGGTAGGCGGGCGGGCGAGAGGTGAGGGACGACCGGGGCGCCGGTTGATTGGCGGATGAGGCAGGGCTCGCCCGCCGATAGGCGGGGGAGCGCCAGGTCGGCGGCGTGAGCTGGCGAGAAAAAGAAGGCCAGCAGGAACAGGTGGATCATCGGTAGCTCCCTTCAGCGGCTAGCGGCAGGCCCGGCAGCCAATCCACCGAGCGTGTCATCTCGTCGATGCAGATTTTCAGGTGACGGTCGGGGTCGTCCTTGGGGAGCAGGATCCACATGGCGTCATGCTCCTGATTCTTGATACGATAGCCCAACGCCGCGATGCGGATCATTGCCCGAGAAATCACAACACGAGCCAGCGCCTGCGTGGTCTGCTCGACCAGCTTGGAACCCCACATCCGGTCCCAAATCAGCTTCTTGCCCTTGCGCTTCTTCATGCGCCACCCGGTCTCGTCCTCTTCGTCCTCGGCCACATGCCATTCGAGCGTCGTATAGAGAAGCGGGATTCCATTGGGAAGCCAGACGCGGTGGTCTCGAACCAGCATCGGCCCCCACTGCGCGGTCCCGCCGTTCGCTAAGCTCGACAACATCCGATCTGCGGCCTTCCAATAGTCGACCACGCGTGGGTGCGAGTCCCGATAGATTTTGACGAACTCCTGCGCCTTTTCCAGCGTCAGCTCGACCGGCGGGCCGTACGTGCCTGCCTTGGCCGTGCCCTTGAACTTCTTGCCGCCGCAGCCGTAGCCGCAACTAAGCTCGCCCTGCTTGCCAGTGCCGCGCTCGTTCACGTCCGCTTTGGTAATCGGTCGCTGGTAAAACAACGACGCGAGACCCACGTAGGGATCCTCCTCGCGTTTGAACTTCTCGACCACGTCATCTTGGCCCGCCAGGAAGTTCAAGATGCGACACTCGATCTGGCTCAGATCGGGTTTGCCAATCACGTAGCCCGGTGGCGCTAGAATAGCTTCTCGTAGTCGCCGAGTTTCAGGTTTTCTAGCCGGGAGATTTTGAAAATTCGCATCGTCCCCTCCCGACCAGCGGCTTGTATGAGCGCCAGCGTAGAACAGATAGATAGGCAGAGGTCCTCGACGCGCCATCCAGCCGATAGTCTCGGAACGCGACTGGAGCAGAGTCGACTTCTGCCCGATACGCGCTTCGGCGAGTGCCCTGACCCGATCGTTATCATCTTCCAGCAATCCCCTCATGAAGTCGTCGGTTTTGGCGAAGCACGGTATCTGCTTCTTCTTGCCGTCTTTGTACTCGATCTCGACGCCTTCGGCTTCGAGCAGCGCCGCGAACTTATCAGAGGATTGAAGCTCGGTCGAGGACACCCCAAGACTTGCCATGCGTTCGGCTTTGGCCTTGTTCTCGGATTCCCAGAGTGCCGCGAGCGCGTCTGTGTCACCGATCAGTTCAGGATTTGTGAACATCTTGATGGTGATATCCACTACGCTCAACTCTTCCCGCGGCATCTGCCTGCCGAGAATCTTGAACAGGTCCCAGGTCAGTTCCACGTCCCGGCAGGCGCCGTCTGCCACCTGTTCCTGCACTTCGCGCGACAGCTCATGCCAGCGCTTGCCTTTGAAGAGGTCATAGGGCACGGTCTTCGGCGCTAGATTGAACTGCTGCGCCAGCGAGTCGAGGCTGAGCGGCAGATGATTCCCGATGAGAAGCCTGCCGTAAGAAAGGGTGTCAAAGAAGAATTTCGGGTGGACGCCATAGTGATGCGAGAGCAGCAATCCGTCAAAGTGGGCGTGATGGTGGATCACGCCAATGTTTGACCAGTCCTCATGTTTTGCGAGATACTTGAATTCTTCATGAGTGTGCCAACGTGGCAGGGTCGTGGCGTCCCATTTCACAGCCCAACCATGCGGCGTTGTCTTCCGACAGTATTCCTCGGTCGACATCCGCTTTACGCTAAGCTCGTCGTCGTAATAGGACTCAGCGTCCGCGCAAATGATTCTCATACGGGTTCACCCGCCGCCGAGGCGGGCTCCACCCAATAGCGCAGCACGCCGCAATCCTTGGACTTTCGCAACGACAAAGACAGCAGGCGCAAGCGCTCTCGCATATGGTAAAAATGAACAAAAATGATGTGAGGTCCTTGTTCCGGGCCGCCGTCGGCGCGATCGCCGTAGATCAGCTCGAACAATTCCCCGACCGATTGCGCGCCGCCAAGGATCAGGTGGCATAGCAGCCGGTACTGAACGTAGGGCTCGTAACGGCTGCGGAACTCGGGCGACTTGAAGAAGACCTCGGCGCCGCGGTGCCTGATGGCGCAGCGCTTGGAGTCGATCGTGATCTCGTTGTGGCGGATCATGCGTCACCAGAACTTGACGATGAAGTGAATGGCCGCGATGACGGTGAATGTCCAGAGGCCGCCGACAATCGCCATCCCGAGCAAGTAGGGAATTGTCTTCATGCACGTGCCCTCCAATAAAGCCGGAGCAACCCGGTGCAGACAGGAACCCAGAACAGGGCGGCGAGGGCGTGGACGAGGATCCAGGTGATCATGCTGGCACCTCCAGCGGCGGCAAATCGCTCCAAAAGAAATTTTCCAGTGGTTGCCACTGCTGCACTCCGGGCACCATGACCATCAAATACTCGGGATCGGTCTCGTCGATGCAATTCTCGACGACGTGCATCACCTCCCATTCGTCGCCCGGCAGATCGTCTTCGTCCGCCGTACCTCGACCTTTGATTCGCCACCGCGCCCAGTAGAAGCCTTCCTTCGTTGGGGTCACCAATCGAACCTCCTCTTGTGCTTGAGCCACGCGTCGATGCCGGCGCACGCTGCCTTGTAGCGCAGCCAGACCTTGGGCTCTATCTTCCTGTCCTTGCGTTTGGCATTGACGAAATTGCGCGGCGGTGTGTGGCCGAGCTCGAAGAGCTGGATGGACTGGGCCGAGTAGCCGATGAGGCGGCCGAGTTCATCCCGCGTCAGCGGGATCGCTTCGCGCCAGTCCTTTGCGCGAACGTGTTCAGAGCTTGGCATCAATGTAGTCCGCGATGTCGGCGAACGGCACGCCATCGTCGTTCATACTGTACAGCGTAATCAGATCCTCGGCCTTCGTCGCGGCTTTGATTGGCGCATAACCGACTTCGCGGCCATCGGCGTCGATGACGTTGTAGCCTTCCTCGTCCATTTTGAAACCGGCGACCACACAAAGAACGCCTAGGCAGCAATAATGTCCGGCACTGGTGCGAAGGCAGCCGGTGCCTTGCACATATTCACCGCTGCGAAGTGTGGCTGTCCATTTTGCTTTGAGTGTCGGGTCCATTTGATTCTCCCTCGTGCCGCATGGATGCCCGCCTTTCGGCGGGCCGCTTCCATGACCGGCTCCCGTTGTTGTCCTGAGTTCTCTACATTTCAACGTACCCGTACTCTTTAGTGCAAGCCAAAAATGTAGTCAAGCGGAAATCTCGCCCCGCGCCAGCGGGGTCACAAGAAGGTGATGGAACGTGGCGGGATTCCGTGGCACGCTCAAGAAGAAGGCCCCCGGTGGATGAAGCCGGGGGCCTGGATGGTCGGACAAGGGGACGTGTGGACGAAACCCAGGCTGTGGAGGCCGAGCTCGCCTCGATCTTCTAGCCTAAGCAGCAACACAAAGCAATAGGCTAGATCAATGAACGACCTACTAGATGCAGCGCTGCAGTGCGCGGCGCGCGGGTGGCCCGTCCTTCCTCTTCATAGTATCCGTGTCGTCAACGGCGAGCGCGTCTGCACCTGCTGGCGCGGCGCGAAGTGCAAGTCGGCCGGCAAGCACCCGCGTCCGCCCAAGACCGGCATCCAGCACGCCTTGGCGTCGACCGACCCGGCACAGCTCGAAGCCTGGTGGCGCGACTGGCCCGACGCCAATGTGGGGGTGGTGACCGGCCAGCGCTCCGGGCTTGCGGTGGTGGACATCGACGGCCCTGACGGCGTGGCCACGCTCAAAAGCGCGATCAAGAGCCCGTTGCAGAAGACCCTCTCGGCTCGATCCGGCCGGCCTGGGATCGGCCGACACCTCTATTACGCGGCCAGTGGCCCGGTGCCGTCCAACGATGGCCACGGGCTCGACATCCGCGGCGACGGCGGGCTGGTGGTAGTGCCACCTTCCATGCACCGCAGCGGCCAGCGTTACGCGTGGCTCAACCAGACGGTGCCCGTTCCGTTGCCGGCGGAACTGCTGCACTGGTTCGAAAACCGACCCGGGGAACCGAAGAGCACCCAGGCCCCGCAGCAACGTCTTGAGCTCGGGCAGCCGCCGGAATGGGCCAAGGATCCGGCCTGCGAGGCGATGACGGACCTTGCGGCGAGCCTGGACGAACCGGTGCCGATCGAGGATGTGGCTGCGGCGATCGCCGTCATCACAAACCCGGATCTGGGCTGGAAGGCGTGGAAGGCCGGGATCATGGCGATCTGGGCGGCCACCGATGGCTCGGAAGCCGGGCGCGCTCTCGGGCACGACTTTTCGGCCAAGTCCGGCAAGTACACGGCCGCCGATGTCGATGCCGAGTGGGCGCACCTGTTCCGCTCGCCGCCGACCCGCACCGGCTTTGGGCGCTTGGTGATCCTGGCGCGCGAGGTGCAGCCTGGGTGGACGCCGCCGAGCCGGACGCCGCGAGAGACGGTGCCAGAAGAATTCAGCCCTTTCGACCCGCCTGCGGCGGGTGAACCGGTCAAGGAGGCGAACGGGCATCATGCGGCCGAGGCGATGCCGGAACTTGACGCCGCGTTCAAAGGCGCAACGACGCCCAATAACCCATTGATAAGTCTTAACGACCAGTTCTGCGTAATAGGCGATATGGGCGGAAAATGCCTCGTTCTGGGGTGGGTGCCTAGCAAAGTGGATGCGCAATTGCGCGTACCGTCCTTTCAGAGCTTCAAAAGTTTCGCCGAACGATACGCCCATAAGTACGTCAAGGTTGCTGACGAATCGAAGCCGATCGGAGCCTATTGGCTGAAGTGGCCCGGGAGAAAGAGTTACGAAGGCATTGATCTTTCACCAGAAGGCACGATACCGGCCGGATACCTGAACTTGTGGAACGGTTTTGCGGTCGAACCGAAGGCTGGCGACTGGTCACGAATGCGCGAGCATATCGTGAACGTGCTGGCGGCCGGAGATGCGGAGGCGGCCGGCTACATTTTGCGGTTCGCGGCCTGGGCGGTGCAGCACCCCGGCGAGCGAGCCGAGGTGGCCTTGGTGTTCCGCGGCGACAAGGGGAGCGGCAAGGGGAGCTTCGCGAACGCGCTCAAGAGGCTGTTCGGCCAGCATGGGCTGCAGATCTTCAACAGCAAGCACTTGGTCGGGGCGTTCAATGGCCACCTGCGCAATTGCCTGCTGCTGTTCGCCGATGAAGCGTTCTGGGCCGGTGACAAGCAGGGCGAGTCGGTGCTCAAGGGGATGCTGACCGAGCCAGCGCTCATGATCGAGCAAAAAGGCATCGACGCAACGCCGTGGCGGAACCGGCTGCACGTCATCATGGCGGCCAATGCCGATTGGGTGGTGCCGACCAGCCATGACGAACGCCGTTATGCGATCTTCAATGTGTCGGCCGCCAAGGTGGGGGACAGGGCCTATTTCAGAGCTCTTCACGAAGAGTTGAGCGGAGACGGGCTCGCCGCCATGCTGTTCGACCTGCAGCGCGCCAAGCTGGGCGACTGGCATCCGCGCCAAGTGATCCACAACGAGGCCCTGAGATTGCAGAAAGAGCGGAGCTTGTCGCCGATCGGAACATGGTGGGCAACGTTGCTCCAGGACGCGACGTTGCCGGTCAATTCGACAGCGAGCGGGCATGTTCCCGCACATGTTCTACTGAACCTCGCGAGGGAACATTCTACGAGGCCCGGAGACGTGAACGTGACCGCATTGGGCCGGTTTTTGGGTGAACAGTCTTGCGAAAAATTGCACAAAAAGGACGGTAATTGGTGGAAAATACCCGAATTGAAAGAATGTCGCGACATTTGGGAACGCTCGTTCGGCGCATGGAGGTGGCGCGAAAAAGCCGATGTGTGGAAAACGAGAGGGTAACTCGTCAACTGTTCACCGACTATTCAGCGATAAGCCTTTGTTTTTATTATATTACTGAATAGTTGAATAGTATGAATAGATATAAGGTCGCTATGTGAGGCTGATTTATCTCCCACACATAGGCCCCGTAGGGGAGTATAAACATAGGCGAGTTTGCGATGTGAAAAAAACTATTCACCCTTCAACCCTTCACCACGCTTGACTCCCTAATCCCTAAAGAGTATATGAAATGTCGTCCCGCGATCGCGGGTTCAACTTTTCGTGACCGGATAGGAGGAAGTGAGAATGAGCAAGCTAGCATATGTTTACCGAGCCGCTTTGTATTGTGAAGTGTGCGCGGACAAGCTCCACGAAAAGATTTTTGCCGAAACGCCGACAAAGGTGCCTAGTGCAAAAGAAATCGCTTCGTGCGATCTTTGCTGGGACAGCGACGATTATCCAGCCGGGCCTTATTGCGATGGTGGTGGTGAAGCGGATTGTCCGCAACATTGTCATATGTGCGGCGAGTTTTTGGAAAATCCACTGACAAGTGACGGCGTGGCGTACGTGCGCGAGGCTTGTCGCGAGCCTAATCAGCTAGCGTGCGTCGAATGGCTGGATTTTTATGCGGATGAATTAGCGCACACGCCTTGACGGACTAACCAGTAAAGAGTATGTAAGAGATCGCGGCGATAGGTCCGCTATGGGGAAGCGAAATGGTCGAGCTCACGAAAGAGACAATGCGCAAGGCGGGCGCACGAATCGCACGGACGGGCAATCCGATGACCAGCGAATCGACGCTCGAAACGTACATTTCCAATCTGGCGACCGATCTGCAGGAAGCCGCGCGCGCTGGTTATCGTGGCGAGATCGGGCGTAATACGCCAAGCGTGCGCTTGTGACACTTGGCAGTCACCAAAAGACTGTTGGCGATTCGCAATCGTGGATCACGCCTAAGTGGATTATTGATAGCTTAGGCGTGTTCGATCTTGATCCATGCGCGTGTATCCCGCAGCCGTGGCCTTGCGCTGCGGCGAGCTACACGGAAGGCGGGTTAGAACGACCTTGGTATGGGCGTGTATGGCTTAACCCGCCGTTCGATCGGTATCAGGTAGGCAGGTGGCTTACTCGCATGGCGGAGCACGGGAACGGCGTTGTGTTGGTTCACGCCCGCACCGAGGCGGAATGGTTTGAGCCGATATGGGCAAGCGCCAGCGGGATTTTGTTTCTTGCTGATCGGCTTTATTTCCATCGGCCGGACGGCACCAAGGCCGCAGCAAATAGCGGCGCCCCGGCTTGCTTGGTATCGTTTGGCGAGTCTGACCTGGTGGCGCTGCGCCAGTGTGGCATTGCCGGCTATTTGGTCGATTCCTGGTCGCGCATTTGAGCGCGCCTTGCTCGCCAGGCGCCTAGCGCGCTATTCCCGCGACGCTCGCTCGTCGGCCGCACGCTTTGTAGATCCGCCATTGCCGATTCGTGCTGACGCGCCAGCTCACTTTGCAAGCGCTGGAGCACGCCAGGCGGCACGCCGCTCCGCGCGGTGCGCCACCATTTGATTGTCGACCGGCCGACCTGGAGCTCGATCGCGGCGACGCGGATTGACCACCCGAGCTGATCGAGCACCCGCGCAAAGGGTATGTTTGAGCCCATCCGGGAGATATAGCAGTTTAGTTCGGTTGCACGCTTGCTCGACTTCGGCCGCCGGCACCGCGTATCACGTAGTTGTGATAACGAATCGCTCCGCGCGCCACCCGATTCGACCCGGCAAACCCGACCTACCCGCCATCTCGACAAACCCCCCAGGCAATGACTTACAAGTGCTTGCCCGTTTCGAGCTAACCCATTGATATATCTACGATCGACCTATCGAGCCTCGATCGACTACGCTTTCGAAGCGCGCTTGTTCACGGTCTCGTTACCGTATTCGCGACGCTAACTGTACGGTCATAGTGCCCTCGGCGCGCGACACGATATGTCGCCTGCAGACCCTCCCACGCAACTTTATTTCGGGCGATGGTCCCTTCGTTATTTTGTTCTAGGGTAAGCCTCAATACCCGCCCCCCAGAATCCGTGGAAAAATGTATTCGATTTGACTACGCTTCGTTTTGTGCTACGAAACTACATGCACAAAATCTGCGTTGGCGACTGTCTCGAAGTGCTTGTGAAGCTGCGCACAGCTTCTGTCGACCTCGTGCTATCGGATCTTCCGTACGGCAAAACGCAGAATGCCTGGGACAAACCGATTGCCTTTGCGTCGATGTGGCGCGAGCTGCGTCGCGTCGCGAAGCCGGCCGCGGCTATTGTGCTCATGGCAGCCGAACCGTTCGCCGCGCAATTGATTTGCAGCAATCTCGAAGATTTTCGCTACGACCTGATTTGGCGTAAAAATAAACCAACCGGCTTCCTGAATGCGAAGCGCCAGCCGTTGCGCGTTCACGAGCACGTTCTAGTTTTCTATCGCGCGCCGCCGGTCTATAATCCGCAGATGACGCAGGGGCACGAACCAGTTCACGCCGCGACTCAGACTTCGCACGGGAAAAATTATGGCGCGAAGACTCAAGAGATTGTTTCAGGCGGCTCGACTGAACGCTACCCGACGAGCGTTCTCGAAATCTCGATCATCAATAACGACGATCCGACAAAGTGTCACCCGACGCAAAAGCCGGTGGCTCTGATGGAATGGTTGATCGCGACGTATAGCCGACCGAACGAGATCGTACTTGACATCACCGCCGGCAGCGGCACGACGGGCGAAGCTGCAGCCAATCTTGGCCGTCACGCAATCTTGATTGAGGCCAACCCGGAGTACGCGGCTATGATCGAGCGGCGGCTCACCAAATGAATTACTACAACGAGCTCGATCCCTACTGCGCCCACCGGCTCTACAACCTGATTCAACACCCCCCACCTCGCCTCCGAGTTCTTGAGGTCTGCCCTATGACTGAACAAACAAAAGAAACCGACGAGGAAAAGCTCAAGCGTCTCTGGGCGCAGATGCCATGGTTTTTGATTGGACTGGCAGTGCCGCCTCCGTTGCCCAAGGAACCGAAGAAATGATCCAAACCTCCCGCCGCACCCTCCTCACCAGCCTCATCTCCTTCATGGCATCTCCCGCCATCGTCCGCGCGGCGTCTCTCATGCCGGTGAAGCCGATGGTGTCTGCCGAGGACTTGCTGCATCAACGCCTGAGCGCTTGCATCGACGAGGTGTTGCAACACATCAGCGATTCGCTCTATGGCGCAGCGGGGCCAACCGGCGTGTGGAGCGACCTTAGTCTCGCCGCCACCAAGATCACCTTCGACGGCGGCTACCCGGCCCTGACGAAAATTACTCGCGAGGCTTTCTACAAGGCGACTTGACACCCGTATTCTTTTTGACTACGTTCGGCCCACGCTGACGCGGGGCGAGCCATGGACCCTTTGGAAAAAATCATCCGGCCGATCGTTGAGGGCCAAATCCGTGGCTTCCT